ATAGGTGGCATCCGCAGGCAGCACGGTAACGGTCAGGGTCTTGCTCTCGCCCTCGTTCAGGGTCAGGGCGCTGCTGCTCAGGCTGATGCTCTTCACCGGAATCTTGTCACTGCCACCGCTGCCACCGCCGCTGCTCCACTCGGTGCGCAAGGCGTTCAGCTGCGCCTGCATGGAGGGGCTGGTGTAGGCGGCGTTTTCCAAAAGGGACAGCAGCAGGGTCTTGCTGGTCTCGCTCAGGCCGGAGCCAGAATTCGTATTTTCATTAGCTTTTGCAATACCGTCCTCCATGTGATTCAGCTGCGAAGCGGTAAGCACTTCGCCGTTTGCAAAGTTCTGCTTCTGATAGCTCATTGATATGTCACCTCCTCTTCTTGTTTTTCAATCGGAGAATAAAAAAACTCTCCGTTGACGTACAGATAATCGTAAAGGTTGCCATCGGGTAGCACTTTGACCGATACGCTTCCCGGCATAGATGTGCCGTTAAAGAGAAGCGAAGCGCTGAGAACGCGGTTTGTTTCTTTGTCTAAGTTCAAGTAGTACATAAACCCTCACTTCATACCATATATTCTGTATGGGATGCACCAGTCGTTTTGTCTTGTTCCGTAATATACAGAGCCATCCTCGTTTTGAATGGCTGCATCCCAAAAATAGATGCTAAGATAGCCGCCACCTGATGAATTTTTACCATAGTGTACTTGAAACGATCTAAACGAAAATAAAGGAGAACTACTCGGGAAATAAAAACTCTCATCTGTCGCCCTATATCGCGCAGATGGCAGAGGGACTGAAGCGGTATAAAAAATTGCATTGCTTGAAGCGTTGTAGTCGTTCCCGATAAACAAAGGAACTAATATTGATGAAAAAGAAAAACAGTTGTCACTGTTGTCTTTTCCGCTTTGAAATCTATTTCCCTTGAAAATAATCTGAAGCTGAGAAATGTCTGAAAACTCCAAGTTTATACTTTGCGCCGGGAAAGTGCTCATTTGAAATGACAGAGGGACTCCGTTGTAGCTTTCAGTTCCAGCCGTTGCGTTCTGCCAAAGCATACGAATAATCTGTCCAGAAGCAATATTTCCGGCAGTAATCGTGTCTGCTTTGATTTCCGTTGCGGTAATCGTTCCAGCTTGAATTACCTTTGCGTTCAGACCGTTAGCGGAAATATCCTCAGTTGTAACTGCGCCTTTTAGGTTGATTTTAGATGCTTCGATTTGCACAGACTGTGCAGTCTGGTTTATCGTGGAAGCGATGTCGCCCTTAGAGACCTTTGTTTGGATTTCATCGGCGTACTGGCTGATTTCAGATTCCGCTTTATCAATACGAGTGGAAACGCCAGCCATGTCCGTCTGATACGTTTCCTTTGTGACGCGGGCTTCAATGGCAGTGTTCGTCCTTTCAAGGTCAGAAGAATACTCTGTCCTGAACTGCGTCAAGTCCTGCTTGTTCTGGTTAGTCTGCGTAGCAGTCTGGTTTATCTTTTCAAGGTTCGCTCTGTCGGTCGCAGCCTGTTGGCTCGTAACGCCGCTTGTGGACTGCGCGTAAGAAAAACTTGTGACCGTCTCGCCCGCACCGGAAATCGCTGTGTTGCAGTTCAGAGCCAGCGTAACGTTGGTCACAATGGTATCGTGTACAACGCCATTCTTGTCCTTGTAGCGAATCATGTCCAGCGGAAACAGATACGGTGCAGACTTGATGGTGGCACTGTATGGGCGGTAAGCAAACCCACCACGTGCCGCTTGCAGCTCCTTCAAAACGCCATCGTAGGCGTTGGTCAGGAAACCACAGTCACTTAGGTCAAGCGTGTAATCTGCCGTACCAGACAGGTATGTATTGCCCTTGCCATCGTCACAGGTGAAGCCGGTAATGGTAATGTCGTTCTCCAACATATCGCTGGAATAGCGCTCACTTGCGGTAATGGTTACGCCGGTCTGCTCATACCATTTCAGCACAAGCCTGCCGCTACCATCCATGAACGCGCAAGTGCCAGTAAGCTGCGCACACCATTGCAAAAGCTGGCGATATGTCAGCTTCTGGTTAGTATCCGGCAGACCGCCGATGCTGAAATAGTGGTTTGGCAACACCGAAACGTCTGTTGCGAGCGTGACATTGCAGATGGAGCAGATTTTCTGAATAAGCGCGTCAACATGAATAGGGAAGGAGAGTGCGGAAGCGTTCACCTCACGGTCAAACAAGACCATGTAGTCTAACGCAGAGATGTTTATAGTGCTTAGCTTGCGTGGCGGTGTGTCCACGATGAACAGACCGCAGGGAACATACGCAACGTCTTGATCAGAGGATGCAGAGCCAAGAATCATGCGTCTTAGAATGCCCTTGCCTAGCGTTGCACTCTCAAGAATGCTGGACAGTTTGATACCAATTTTTACGTTCAGGACAGCTCCCTCGAAGGAGACATCGTTGAATTTTCCATCGTAGTTCCGCAATTTCAAAGACAGTTCAGACGCAACCGCAGAGCCAACCTCAATTTTGCTGTTGGTCACGCAGTACCGGTCAATCTTCAACCCGCCCTGAATGATATCTGCATCGGTGATGGTGAACGTCTTGCTGCCAGCAGTAACCTCAATAAGAGCAGTCTGTTTATTGCCCTCGTTGAAGGATTTTATGATATCTTGCGATACATTGACCATCAGTGTGCAGCCCTTTCGATGATGTTAAAAGATATCCCTTCCCAGCGATTCATCCGCGAATTGTACATCGGAACAGCACGGTCACCAACGTAGAACTCGCTTGTTTTCCAATCGCCAGCCATTGCGTCAAGATAGGTAACGTTGATGTATTCCGGGTTGAACGCTTTCAGGATAGCAGCGGCTTCTTTTATCGTGGTGTACTTCCATTCCAGTTCCAGCTTGACGCACTGTCCAAGACGTTTCTTGTCCATCTTGTTATCCTCTGTGCGTCCGGCATCGGATGCCGAAATGTCCTGTAACCGCCACTGATAAGAAGAGGGGCATTTAAGATACTGCCCATCCACGCTCCGAATCGGATTGTACTGGTCGTAGTCCATAAATGCCCCTCCTTTAAGTGCCTACCGGGATAATTGTTTTGCCGTTGCGCTGGTTCGTTCTGTTCACTGCCTGATAGAAGCTGGACACGTTGATCTCTGCGCTCCCTTCCTTCTCAAGCAGAGCCTGCAACAACTCGTTCTGACGGCGCAGGAGCTGGTTCTGACGCTCCATTGCAGCTTCAACACCTTCGCGGATGCCCTCAACGATTTGGTCATTGTTTGCAACTGCTGTGTGCCCGCCCATAGAGCCGACCATCTCTGCACCGGCTTCTCTGGCGATGAACAGCTGCCCGGCATCGGGGAAACCGCCACTTGCAAAGCCAAAAATCTTTTTACCAAGATTTACGAGTGCTCCAATAGGCGACAAATCCCAAAGGGTGTGCTTTATGGATTCAAGAACTTTTGTGCCAGAGGATTTATCGGAATCTCCCCAAGTGCCTATCATGTCCTTCCACCACTGGATGCCACCAGAAAGGCCAAGGCCAACACCAGCGCCTATTCCACCGTATGCACCAAGATGCGACAATGCGCCGCCAGAAGCCGCTGTACTTCCGAGAGCTCCTAACGAACCGCCACCAGCAGAGCTGCCGGAACTTCCAATGTTGAGCTTTTCCTTAAACCAGTTTGCTACGTCTCCGGCTTTCGTTTTGATGAAGTCAAAGCCGTCAGACACAATTTTGCCAATGCCGCTATCCTTGCTGAACAGGTCACTAAAGAACGATTTCAGCCCACCATACGCCTGTTTCAAAGCGGGAACTTGGTCGATGACCTCACCAACTTTGGTTTTTAGGTTGTTGAAGGTGGTTATAACGTTCTTCACACTGTCGATAGTGTCGGACACGTTCTTGACAGCAGTAGAAACCTTGTTAAAAACAAGGTACACGCCCTCAAACGCCTTTTGAATGGCAAGACCAGCAGCACCGAAGAAGCCGTTGTACTGGTACTCGTTCTCTATCTCTGCAACGCTCTTTTTCACAAAAGAACGAATATCAGAGACCGCGCTCACAAAACCATCATGCGTGTTCAGGATGGACTTCGATGCAGCGGTAAGCGCATCAATAGAAGATTTGAAGCCGTTGGAGATGTCTTCGCCCGCCTTAGTAACAGCGTTGATGCCCTCCGTGAAATCGCCCAAGTCGGTTTTCATCTTCTTGAACCAACCACCAAAACTGTCGTTTGTGGTGCGCATCGTGCGTTTCAGCGCGTTTGCGGTTTCCATCATGGATTTGCCGCTTGCGTCAACGGAAAGGCTGATAGAGCCATCGCGCAGACCGTAGTTGTCATCTGCCAGCTGAGAGCCGATGGTCTTTACCGCGTCAGACACGGACTGGATTGCTTTCACCGCAAGGTCTTTGGTGGCTAAGACGCCGTTCACAAGACCTTCTATGAGGTAGACACCATAGCCCTTGAAAACTTTGGAAGGGGAGTGGATGCCAAGTTCAGTCTGTGCTTCTTCTTGGATTCCGTCTGTTACAACCTTGACAGCATCATCCGCAACGCTCTTTTTGCCAACGATGCCTTTTGCGATGCCATCTATGATGTTTTTACCAACGCTAACCGGATTGAACTTGGAGATTTTCTCAATTAACTTCCCGAACCACTTCACGGCTTCTTTGATTCCGTTTATAACGTCAGCAATCAGAAGGATGAATTTTTCTGCAAAATTCCCGTTCGCTGCAATTGCCAACCGGTCAGCTTCATCAACGCCACTTGTAATCCAACCAACAAAAACGCCTATATTGTGGATTGTTTGGGCAATGCCCATCACAAAGTTTTCAATGAAGTTGCCATTCATTTGCAAATCCAAGCGGTCTGTTTCGGAAACTCCGTTTTTAATCCAACCAACAAAGATTGCAATATCGTTAATGATGTTCCCAATCGCGGTAACAGCAGCAGCCGCAAAGTTTGCAACGCTTTCGCCAATAGACTTGAAGGAATTGAACCAGTCGGTTTCCATTCCAAAGGCAGTTTTCTGATTTTCACTTCCAAGCCCGCGAACAGCTACGGAAATGGCTTCAAAGCCTATAACAGCAAGACCCGCAACAGGATGACCGGATACGATAAGTCCGATGCCAGCAAGCGTCGTAACTAAATCCCAAACGTCAAGGTCGAGCTTCTTCACAACTTTTGAAATGGAATCAAACGCGGAAGTGATTCCTTCCTGCCAGCTTTCAGGGAGCAAATTCAGGATAGATTGCCCAAGGTTGGAAAGAGATTCTTTCAAATATTCAATGGATTCTCCGAGCTTCCCATCGGTAAGCGATATGTTCCAACCCTGCCGGAATCCTTCCGCTGCAAGGTAAACAAGCGCCCTTACACGCTCAAGACCTTTTCGGAATTTCTCGCTATTCTGATAAAGGCTTACAAACCTTGCAACGATAATGCCAACGGCAACCGCAGCTGCCATTATCGGGTTTTTCCAAAGCTTCAAGACTGCTTCGATCAAAGAACCTTCGCCTTTGATTTTCTCAAGGGCGGTAAGGACGGAGTTGCTAATTGCCCATGTCGCAAACCCGGCTGCAATTCCAGAGATGAGCGGAAGCAACTTTTCAAGTTTTGCCTTGATTTCATCAACGGAAGAACCAACGTAGTTCTTGAACATATCGTAGCCGGACAGGTCTACATCGCCTAAGATGTTGCCAGCAGCGCCAGCACCGGAGCCGGAGCCACCGGAAGAACCATTGTCCTTCTGGATGACGTTCAGTTCATCAAAGCCCATGATGTAGTTCTTGAACGCCTTTGCAGCTTTGCCGGTCGCTTTGGTGGTGTTATCCATTGCATCCGTGACGCCACCCACGGCATCGCTTGCACTGCTGAAATCCGGGAACTCCACCTTCACGCCCATCAGGGATGCAATACCGGTCACAAGCTCTTTGACAAGTTCAACGGCTGCAATCAACGGCGGGAGAATGGATTTCAGGGCGGGATAGAGCAAAGAGCCAACAGCGCGAGCCAGACTGTTCAGCTGTGCCTGCAAAATGCGAATCATATTGGCAGGGCTGGACAGAGTGCGGGCGAAGTCTCCCTGTGCATCGGTGGTCTGCTTCATGATGGCAATGTATCGCAGAACAGCCTTATCAGCCTGAGACAGGGTAGAAACGCTCTGCGAATATCCAAGATTAAGCAGTTCCTGTTGCAACCGTGCGTTAGAAATATCGACACCCAGACGGCGAATAGGCTCTAGCTCGCCAGAGATAGCCGCCTGAATCTTCGTGAAGGATTCCGCAACAGGGATATTCTTCAAAGAAGCTAGGTCGTATCCAAGCTGCGTCAGGTTCTTTGACAGCACATACGCCTTGTCGCTTGCCATGCCAAACGAGGTAGTCAGACCCTGAATCGTTGCCATGTTGTTCATGGCTTCGGTTGGGTCGATGCCAAGCAGGGTCTCCATCTTGTTGATGAACGTGCTTGCTTCGCCGGTCAGCCCCTTCATGGACACGCCAAACAGGTTTGCAGCTTCATAGTAGCTATTGAACTTCTCCGCTGCGTTGCCAAGATAGGTTGCGATGGCTTTCAGCGAGACCAGCTTTGCCGCAGACCGCATGAAACCATTCAGCTGATTGGAAAGGCTCATGTAGCTTTTCTTCTGTCGTTCGTTGGCAGCAGTCACACGGTTTGCCTGTGTCACAACCTTGCTCAACTGCGGAGGTAGCTTTGCAAAGGAATTGCCTACTTTGTCAAGCTGAGATGCAAGAGGAGTGAGAGCGGTGGATATCTTCTGGCAAGAATTCGCGAAAGAATCAAGGTCTGCCGCTTTTAGCTTGTCGGTAAGGTCTGGCACAGTGCCAATTGCCTTGAACGCGCTGCCAAGCGATTTCAAACTGGAAACATCCAGAATGGACAAGGGGGCAAGAGCATTCATCAACTGCGTGATGCTGCCGGACATGGAGTAGAAGTCCACGCCGTTCAGAGCAGATACCGCGTTCGGAATCTTCTTGATGGCATTTACAACAGAGTTAACGCCCTTCACGCCAGCGGTTGTGTTGACAGAAGAGATACCGTTCAGGAAGTTTGTGACCTTATCCAAACCGGAAATACCGGCAGACGCTTGTTTCAGCGCGGAAATGGAACTAGACAGCTTATCAAGGCTTGTACAAACCTTGCCAACATTGCCTTTTGTCCGCAAATTAGAAATGGCGGTAGCAAGCTTGTCAATGTTAAGCTCTGCACCCTGCGATTCCGCAGAGATTTCTACGGATAAGCTTGTAATATCAACATCAGCCATTGCTACCACCGTCCTTCTGATTCATCATAGAGAACATCGCCCTCTTGATGCGTTCTTGCGCTTCCAATGCGCGTTGGTATTCGTACTCGTCCTGCTCTTTCTGGGTGAGAGGAATCGGTCTATTCATGTACTTGATGGGGCTAGACCCTTTCTTGCGGAACATATTGCCAACCGTAGAGGAAAGCGCAGATGCCGTGTAGAAACCATTTCTCCACGCTTCAACATTGGCTCTGTGGGCGCGCAGTTCTTCCGCGTCCCGGTAGACCTTTGCCAGCCAGACATCATCACGCCAGAATTGGTCATAGGTCATGCCAATGGAGATGTAATAGGCTTCTACATCGTGGAACAGCTTAGACACAGAGAATGGCTCTGTGTGGCTGTCCGATTCTTGAGACTGTGAGGTTACACAATCTCCCACGTTGCGTTTTTTGCGGTCTTATCCTCTTCATCGGTGGCAACCAGAGCCTTGATAGAATCCGCGTACATCTCCATCAGGGCAGCCATCAGGCCTTCCTTGTCCTCGATGTGCGCAAGCATATCATCGACCAGCTTGCGCTTGATGCCCTTGTTGCGGGCAATGAACGCGCCATAGAACAGAGCGGAAGTGTTCTTGATGGGGTTGATGCCGTTGGAAAACTCGTAAATCTGGAAGCCGTTGCGTTCAGTGGCTTCGGCACTCTCACGGGTAAAAGTCAGTTCGTAAGTGTTCTTGCCATCAGGGGAATGAAAGTTGATAACCTTAGCAGCCATAATAAATGCTCTCCTTTATAAATAGGGGCAGAACTAAATCCGTTGTTCAGTTCTGCCCGGTTTGATTGATTCGATTTTTGCGGTTTAGCCGCCATTAATGGTCAGGCTCTCGCTGAACTTCGGGGTAGAGTGGAAGATGCAATTGATGGTCATTTCCACGACCTCGTCTACGCCAAAGCCGGACAGGCCAACCTGGTGCATACCCTGCCAAGTGAAGCCGGAACCGTCCTGCATTTTCAGGGCGTAGTACTTGTCCACGTTGCTCTCAGAGGTATCGTCATAGCCAGCAGCCTTGACGGCGGCGTAGTCGGTCTTGTTGTAGTTTGCAGTAAAGGCTTTGGTATCAGCCTGAACGATGCCAAAAATCTGCTTCTGCATACCATCAGACAGGGTGGTTGCGTCCAGAAGGTTCGGGTCAGAGATCAGGTCAGGCACATCCTTGATGTCGCACAGTTTTTTCAGTGTGCTTGCGGTCTCGCCACAATAAAGGGTGGTATTCAGACCGGAGATAGCAGTACTCATAGAATGTTTACCTCCTTAGTTTCGGTAAATCATTCCGTCCTCTCCGATTGTTGCCCCATAGCTGCAATCAATCCGATAGACGGAATTGTTATACAGTCCATTCAACGGGACAAATGACTTTCGATAGAAATTGAGCGGTTCAAGAACAGAATCCACGATTCCAACGATGGAACGAGCTTCTGCAATGCGTCCGCTGGTTTTGTTGGAATAGACACGCACACGCAAGGAAACAGCGGCGTACTTGCTTCGGCTGGCAGAATCGCGATGAACCGGAAGATTGCTGTTTTCCTCTATCTGCACACACGGAAACTTTTTGACGTTGCTGTCATTGATTTCTCCAGTGACGAAAATACCGGGGACTTGCTTTCGCAGTTCCTTAGCAACAGCCGTGAAGATAGAATTGAAATAATCAATCAACTATTCCAAACCTCCCTCCACGTTGCTTCGACCTGAGAAGCCATTTCCTCAACAGCTCCCCACATAGCCATAGCTGCATCGTTGCCGCTGGTGTAATTCAGCTGGCCTTTGCCATCTACTTCCTTGACAGGCGTACCAGCATTGCCGGATTCTCCGTAGTAGTACCAGCGCTTGTGCTTGCCGTTTTCTTTTCCGTATGTGCCATGTTCACCAATGTTATCAGGCAAAGGGAGCGGGCCGATCGTTCCGGCAGCACCCCATCCTTGATGCATAACGCCGGTGCCAAACTCGATGTGAGCAACCGCCTTACCCTCTGCAACGATGGTACAGGTCTTGTCTTTCTGATTGATATGGCACTTCACATCATTGGAGCCAGCGTATTCGGCGTTCTCAAAACGTACTTTTGCAACCTCAAGACCTAGCCACGAAAGACGAAAAGCAAGTGCTCTAGCTTTTCGGTTCAGGGTGGCCTTGTATTTGAGAATATCTTCCTCAGCCTGTTTAAGTCCGGCATCGCTCAACCTCACTTTAATTTTCACTTGCAGCCACCTCTTTCAGAGCATACAACGTATCCGTGATATGCTCTGCGACCTTGACCACAGTGTAATTGAAGGGCTTTGAAATGTCCGTCTGAAACCAGACGTGCGTACCTTCATAAAGCGGTGTGTTGTGCTTCCTGCTAGACGAACTGACAACGTAGCTGTAATCCGTAAACGCGCCAAAAGGATTGGCTTCAACAGAACCGGTAGGCGGGCTGACGTTCAGCATCAGCTTTGCGGGGTCGCTCCACGATTCGTATGCGGATTCGCCAGTCTCGTTGCCCCATTCGTCCACAACAGGCGTTTTCTCGCCGACCGGGTTTGAATACCACAGCGGGCGTTTATCCAGCGGGCTACCATTAAACATCAGCCGATAACACCTACTCTCGGAACCACTTCATTCAGCAGGGACTGCGCCACATCGGAGCTTTCCCACACACGAGTAATACCGTTGTTGGTATAACTCGTCTGTCCGTTTGCGCCGATGTGGTTATACAGTTCCGCTGCAATGCGTATCTGCAACGACTGATACTGCGAGGGCAGCTCGTCCGGTCTGTTACCGAAGGGGTAGCCCTGCGCAAATATCTTGTCTTTGGCAAAATCAAGCAGCAGGTCGAAGAGTGGGTAGTCCTCGTCCGTGATTTCACGGTCAAGTGCAGGGGCGATGTACTGCCCCAGCTTGACTGCCGCTTCGGAATACTGGTCTCCCATGCTGCTTTCCTCCTTTCGCCTTAGTAAGCCTTGATGCAGTACACAGCGTCCATGCGTTCAAAGGACGGCAGGACGATTTCGGAGACGTAGATGTTGGTGTTGACAGGATGCACGGTCTGCTCGGTGGTAACCGCAACGCCAGTGTTCACAACGGAAACCTGTGCGTTGGAGATGCCAGCCATCAGGTCAGCTTCCTCAGGAGTGGCAACATAGTACATATTGCCCAAAGAGCCAGAAGGGGCCAGTACGACATAGCCATCAGGCAGACACTTTTCGGCAGCGGCGGTCTCCTCCGGCTTAAACATCTTGTCGTACAGATGGATGCGAATGCCGGATGCGCTTTCGACAACGGAACGTGCCTCAGAATCGACAAGAACAGCGGTGGTGGTCTTCATGACCGTCAGGAACCGGTTCTTGATTTCATCCGCAGCAATCATCTTGTGGAAAGTGTTGGTGTTCATGTAGACATCGGTGATAATCTCACCAGTGTTTGCCAGCACTGTGTTTGCGGCAGTAGTCATCGTTGCGATGGGGGTTGCAGTGGTAGGAGCATCCCACTTCTCCTTGGTAGTCAGAGCCTTGTAATTGGACTGCTTCCAAGTGCCGTCAGGGTCGTAATCGTAGACGTAACTCACGCCGTTGGATTCGATGGAAATGCCAGGCTTGCCATCCTTGGGAGCCAGAAGCTGCCATACCATGCGCTCAGGAACGATACGAGCACCAGTGATAAGCTGTGCAGTATCATCGTAGACACGATTGATAACGTCTGCCGCAAACTCCTGATTAGTAGCCAGAACAGAGATAATCTTGCGGCGGTCTTCCTCGTCAATGTGAGTGCCCTCACGGAAGAACGGCATACTGGTCTCGGTCATCTTAATGCCCTGACGAGTACGGAACGTAGCCTTAGCGTCGAACGCGCTAGGCTTCAGCGAAACGCCAACGCCCTTGTGACCACGCAGCCACTTCAGTTCCATGCTGACCTTCTTACGGGCAGGGAACAGAGCATCAGAAGCATAGGGCTGCGCATTGGTCGGGTCATTCGTCCAGTAGGCGGCAATCGCAGCAGGGGAGAAGATATCATTCAGATTCAGTGCCATAATTTAGTCCTCCTTACTCGCTCTTTGCGCCAACATCGGTACGGCAGAAAACGGCGGGAACAGCCTTTTTCAGAGCGGCAATATCGTTTGCAGAATAGGTAAAGCCGGACAGCTTTGCCTTGTCCACATCAATAACGCCCTGAATCAGCAGTGCGCCATTGGGGTTGACGGCAGGGTCAACAGTGTGCAGCAGAATGCCAATGGCATCGGTGGCTGCATCAGCAGCACTAGTGCCAGTAGTGGCAGCAGCTTTCAGGCCAGTCTTTGCCATAGGATAGCCAGCCGGAACAGCATTGGTCTCCTTGACGGTAAAAGGAATGGCAACGTAGGTATCAGCAGCCAGAATAGTGCTTTCAGGAGCCGATACCGGAGTATTGGTGTACTTCATGTTTTCCTCCTTAATGGAAAGCAGTCATTGCGTCACTCGATGCCTTGTTTGCGTCTGCACGCTCCTTCGCAAAGCGTTTAGCAAAGGAAACACCTGCGCTATCCGCGCCGTCACCATTGCCATCCGCACCCGGAGGTGTGGGCATATCCTTCAGCAGAGAAGCCTTGTAAGCGGTGTCGTGGGCGGTCATAAACTCCGACTGGAGCTTAAACACTTTGTCCATGTCACCGTCAGCCAGTGCAGATGCAGCCTTGTTGGCAAGTTCAGCGTCATAGCCCTGTGCAACGAACTTCTCACGGTAAGATGCAAGGGTCTTTTCCTTGACAAGATTCTCCTTGTCGGCAGTCAGGGCTTCAATCTGCTTCTGCATTTCTGCCAGCTTGTCAGCCTGTTCCTGTGCGGCGTTCTCGTCATCGGTACGCTTTGCCTTGAGCTGCTTCTTATACTCAGCAGCTTCGCCGTTGGCTTTTGTCACAGCATTGCGCAGCTTCTCAACCTCTGCGTTAGGGTCTGCAACCTTTTCAAGCGCAGAGATGATTTCATCGGCGGTCATGCCCTCTTTGTAGGCATCACCAAGTAACGCTTTGTAGTTCATATTGTTAATTTCCTCCTGCGTTTTTTTACCGTTGCTTCCCTGCAACGCTGCGAAATTTGTATCCCGGCTTCCCTGCCGTGTTTATAGCAAAGGGTTATTCGCCCTCTGTTTCTTTATTGGTATCGGCGGACTGTTTGTCTGCCATGTTCCCAGCATTTGTGCCGGTAACATCCTGTTTAGGTTGTTCCTGCGGCTTCGGTGCTTTCCCGTCCTCGCCCAACTTGCCAGCAGCAATCAAGAAGGGCTTGCTCATTTCGTAAGCGGCCTGCGGGTCAGGGAACAGACCGGGCGTAGTGAACGCCAACTGCGGGTCAATGGTCTGCTGCAACATCTGTGCAAAAATCTGAACCTTACTCTGCTGGTTATCGTACTGACGGCGTGGCAGTTTGATGTTGATGTCACTTGCCATCAGCTTAGAACCAGCCGTGTCACGCAAGATTTTCAGCATTACAGACAGGCTTTGACGTTCAGCGTATTTGAACATATTCTCGTACTGCTGCGCCCTTGCTTCGGTGTGATTCCAACCATTGCGGACGATAACTGCGCCCACGTTGTCAGACGTTGCGTTCTCGCTTCCGGTGGCACTAGGCATGGCAGTCAGACTGCGGTACACGTTCAACATGGAATCAAGCAGGGTCTGGCTCTGCTGCTGGTCAAGCTCGTTTGCAATCTGAGAAACAGAAGCGGGCAGACCAGAAGTGGATTTCAGGCACATTGCGCCCAATTCCTTCACCTTGTTCAACGCATCCTCGTCAACAAGGCAGTTGGTAAACACCATGATGGACTGAATGAACTGCGCCACACCGTCCAAACGGTTGCTTTCAAGGTCGTTGATGGCGTCCAACACAGGGATAGCCGGTTCAAACAGACCCATACGCTCCGGGTTCAGCTTGTATTCGACCATCGGCAACATTCCGAGAGAATGGTTCTCCGACTTTGTAACCTTGCCGTTGTCGATTTCAAAATACTGGTTTGGCGTATACACGCAAATCAGGTCGTTCAGGTCATTCTGATAATTGCGTGGGATGTGCAGAACGTTGGCGATGGGCTTGTGCCCAATGCCAGAGTTGTAAATCACATACGCCATATCCGGGTCTGGAACGTCCACCAGCAGGGGCGTTTCGTCCGGGTAGTTGCCGTTGTACCCCTTGTCAGGAAGAACGATGCGGTATCCCTGTCCGCACTCCAACATCCACTGCCAAAGCCGCCGATCAAGCGCGTCCTTGCCCTCATACTGCAAGGCGTTGGACAGGCGGGCGATTTCTTCACCGTCACCAGTTGCAGTTTCAGACCGCACATAAGAGCAAGGAGTGCCGCTCATGTAGCCTGTGTAAAAGCCCACGCATTCATTGGCATGGTTCTCTACAATGCGGTTGGTGATTTCAGCGTGGTACTCCTTCGTGCGGTGGAGGACAGGCTGGCTGCCCAAGTAGTAGTTGTGCAGAAAGCGAATCTCGTTCTTGTTCAGCAGATGAATAGGCTCTGCCTTGCCCATGACCACTTTCAGCACGTTCGTCCGATTGATTTCCGTCTCCGGCGTTTCAATCGGTCTGCGCCCGGTCAGCGGCTTATTCAAAAAGCCGTCAACAACTATCTGATACTCAGCCATGCGTTCCTCCTTTCCGGCAAAATAAAAAGCGCAGCAAGACAAACCTGTTAAGGTCTATCTCACTGCGCTTACAACTGCGCTTCAAAAGCTATTCAATTTTTAAACTTTGGTACGGAGACCCATGTATCTTTTGGAAGGTTGGAATCTCCAATTGTAATCCAATGGCAAAGAGGGCACAGAAGGGAGAACTTACCTTCTACTTCGCCAAGATAACGTCCGCAATCACACGGATTGCCGTTTGCGTCTTTTCGAGGACGCTTGCATCTTACTTTTGCTACCATCTGTGCTCCTTTCGTTGGATTTCTGGAAACAGGCTGTTGAGCACAGACCTGTCAGAAGCTACCGGGAAACTATTCGCACTTCCAGCCGTGCTATTCTTCGCCCGAAGAAAACCATTGCAGCCTTTACATTCAGTTTGACGGACAGTCAACGGGTAAGCTGCAATTTTGGTGCTGCATAATGGATTTGAACCAATGCATGTCCGGTTATGAGCCGGATGCTCTAGCCTGACTGAGCTAATGCAACATAGAAGCCCGGCTTGATTGGTTAACCGCTGCTCTTTGCAATGTCATGCCTAAACATTACATTGAGAGCCGGGAATAGCGGTGGAGGTTTTGGAGAATAAAGCCATGCAAAGCTAGGTAGTTGGTTGTGCTGCGTAACGGAATCGAACCGTTGCTTGCCAGCCGTGGGGGAGACAGACTGGCATTCCCCTTACAATTGGAAACGCAACATATAAAGCCCGGTGAAGGCGAAAGAGTGAGAAAACCTTCACCGGTGAAAGGAGGAATATGCTTGTTGACACGCACGCGAGTAAAATGACAAAACCCCGCGTGCAAGCTATTCCTTTAAGGGAAGCTGCAAAACTTCCTACGTACATTATAAGCCTTGTCAAGTGGTGAAATCAAATAAATAGACCTAGCGAACACAATATATTGTGTTTTTAATCAAAAAGGCCTCTTGACAGGCTCAATTTTACTGATTCCGTTATACAATTCATCGGCAAGCTGTGCCAGACTGTCCGGTGCATCATCGTGCGGAACTTTGCCAAGCTGCGTGAACATTGTCACCTGTTCCATAAACGCCTTGTACTCTTTCGACTGGTGTTTTTCGTCAAGAAAATAGAACCGTTTGATGTCCGGCGCATACTGAATGATTCTTGACAGCTTGCTTTGACCACTTGGCGCGCGTTGGCTGCGAACAGAACAGTGATAGCCCTGCTGCCGGAGCTGGCTGTCTACCACGTCACAATATTCGTCACCGCCGTTGTTGGCTTCGCCGCGCACCACGTTGATTTTATGCTGGATGATTTTGCCCACGACTTCCGGTCTGGTCACGGTCTTATCACCGTTGTTGAACACAAGGTCAGGGATGAACACGGCATCTCCGTACACATAGGCGATAGGACAGGCGGTGAAGTCACCGCCGCCCCATGCAATATCCATGACCATGAGCTTGCGATCAGGATCACCGTCAGGCAGAACGCCGTTGAAATACCGCAGTTCATCGGCAGGAAACAGCAGACCTTCACGCTCAACAGGTTGGTTCATGTACAGCGCCTTCCAGCTCATTTCATCCATGACTTCACGTTGCTTACGAAGTGTTTCCGTACTGTATCCAACACCATAATCATAATCGAAGTTTGATTCGTCCTTTTCGTTCATTGCTGGCATAACAATAAACCTGTTCCTGTCGGAATCGCCGTAGTTTTGCTCCAGTCTGCCAATAACATCATGTACAGACCAACGTGTAGCAATATGCAGTTCCTTGCACTTGTTACCGATTTTACGCTGTCTAAGGTCGGTAGTGTACGTTTCCCACAGCTTATCAAGGCGGGGTTTGGAAAGTGCCACTTCGATACCTGACACAAGGTCATCGCAGTAGAGAAGCGTAGATGCACGGTACAAACCAGCATTACCAGTACCAATAGACGTAAATTCCAGCGTTTCAAAGCGCTTTCTCTTGCCCAAGTCGATGCGGCAGTCCTTCGCATTGGTGTTCGACACGGCAACGTCCGGGAAAACATCGTTCCACAGATATTCTCCGTCCTTGTCGAATATACGCAAGCACTCGTCATAAACGCCACGCACAAAGCTGTTCGAGTGAGAGCCTGTGAGCATAGGCTCGTCTGGATTTCTTCCAGCAAGCCATGTCAAATAGAAAATAGCTAGAGCCGTCTTGCCACAGCCGGGGGGCATCGAAATTGCCAGCAAGTCCAGTCTGTCATCCGCAAGGTCTTGCAGGGCGTTCGCAACGGTTCTTAGCACCTTTCTTCGTGGCTGATAGAACTTCTTCTCCGGCGCACGGTTCCATTCAAGGTAGATGCAATAGCTGTCGAACACATCTTTTGCTTCAAACAGGTATGTCCGACCGATAATGTCATAGACTTTCGCCACGTCCTCGCCTGTTTTCATCTTGCCCATCATGGCTGCGCAGACGGAACGTAGCTCACCAGAGTATTTGTAGGCATCGAACCGCTCGTCTTGCGGCAGAGCGTCTCTCAGGTTCACAACCGCCTGAAACCAGTCCTCATAGACCTGTGCTTCAGTCGGATTCTGCTTTGCATACGCTTTGATGCTGTCGATAATGGCGATACACTGCTTTGGCTGCATAAAAAATAGGCACCCCCTACCTAAAAATGTAAAGAGTGCCTACAACTGCACAAAAATCAAATATTCGGTTTTATAATTTCAATTCAGAAAATTATTTGCTAAAATCCATCTTAATAAATGGGTTGCACGGTTTATTTGACTTCTTCCGCAAGCTGGTTGAGCCTGCGTTTCAGCTCGTCCGCATCATAGTACAAGGCGTCTGCGATGGCATTGAGGATATCGGGCTTGTCGGTGTAATCGCACAACGTTTCAATTAGTTTCAAGCTCTTCTCTGACAATTTTATGGTTTTCATGTCGTTTTCCTTTCGGCTTTATTCTCCCGCTTTGAAATTGTAAATCGGCTTAATATGCTTTACAATATCAACGGTTGGAGAGATTGCGTTGATAATTTCCTGCGCTGGCTTATATGCCATCGGGCATTCATCCAACGTGGATTCATCGGCTGACGTAGTATAAATGCCGTTCATTTGCTTTTGGTATTCCTCAACGCTGAATGCTTTTTTAGCCGCTGTTCTGCTATATAGTCTGCCAGCACCATGCGGAGCAGAGAAATTCCAATCAGGATTGCCCTTACCAACACAAATAAGGCTTCCGTCTCTCATATTAAGAGGAATAATCAGCTTCTCACCCTCTCTAGCGGACACAGAGCCTTTTCGGATAATATCATCCGATTCATCAATATAGTTATGAACGGTTTCAAAGAAGGACGCATGGGTCAGCATAGAATTGATTCCAACACCATCTAAAATAGTGTGCATAATTCTCGCTCGATTCATGTTCGCAAAAGCCTGACAAATCCGCATATCATTAAGATAAGAATCGCGTTCTTTTCCTTCGAGATAGCAAAGCTCATTCGGAATATCCGGGAACTGAACATCCAGATCTTTGATTTTTTGCGAGATTTCTTGTTCACAACCCTGCGCTTTCAGTTCCGCAATCAAACGTTCTGTGGCGTCTTTTCTTTTATTCTTTCCTTTAAGATTTGAAATGGCTACGCTTTGATGGTACTCGGCAACCTGCTTTCCGAGATTTCGGCTTCCAGTATGGATAACAAGATACTGGTTTCCCTCTTCATCCTCGTCTAACTCGATAAAATGATTACCGCCGCCCAAAGTACCCATGCTGCGAAGAATCCAGTCAACATTGTGCAAGCTGTCCTTGCAGTCAAGCTGGCTAAGGAAAGAATCCGACATTTTCTGCGATTCGTGAACATTCATTCCAGCCGGAACTCGTTCTCTGATTACTTTATCTAATTTTTTCGGGTCGATGTGTTCAATTCCAAGTTCAGCGACAAGCATTCCGCAACCAATGTCCACGCCTACAATATTCGGAATGACTTTCTTGCCCAAGTTTGCCGTAAACCCAATTACACACCCGGAACCAGCATGAACATCTGGCATAATGCGAATTTTGCATCCGTCAACAAAGCTCTGGTTGCAAAGCGTCAAAATCTGCTCAAATGCCCTATCTTCGATATTGTCTGTGAATACCTTTGCGGACGCATATTTTCCGTCAATCGTTTTCAATGTATTCTCCTTTCTCATTCGGTTTTATTCTAGGTTGCGAACGATGTCACCTGTTCTGTTCAGCAATCCGATACCATGTCTGGCGGGTCACGCCAAGCTGGCGGGCGGCATCTGTGACCGTGAGAATGCGCTTCTCCACCTGTTCATGCAGAACGTCAAAGAGGTTGTGGTCGTACTCGGTGGGCTTGCGGCCTTCCTTGTAATCGGGACGCTGGCTGGCAATATTCTTGCCCTCTTTGGTGCGCTCAACAATCATGTCACGCTCAAACTCCGCAAAGGCAAGCATAACATTACGAATCAGTTTCCCGGTCGATGTGTTGTTCATTAGACCCATATTCAGAATGTTTACAGACACATCTTTTGCAAGCAAGCTGTCAATAATTTCAATGCCGCCCTTCACGGAACGAGCAATACGGTCAAGTTTTGCCACGATCAGCGTGTCTCCCGGCTGAATTTCAGCCATCAGCTTGTCCAGTTCAGGTCGATGCAGCTTCGTGCCGGTGTAAACATCCGAAAAGATTTTCTGTGCGCCGTTAGCTTTCAGAAGTTCCGACTGGGCTTCAAGGCTGTTACCATCAATCGCTTGCCCAGCGGAACTGACACGAGCATAACCGTAAATCATTTTCCTTCACTCGCTTCCTTTGCTTTTCTCGTAAAGTATTCAGCCTTAAACTCATCTAGACCATCATCAAGAATATATCTTTCATTGCAATCCGGGTCAACTGGTTCAAGAACGATACGATAGCCTAAAAGCCAACAAAATCTTGCCAAAATTCTAACAGTAAGACCATCACCTCTTAATCGCTGCGTGACGAAAGAACTAGTTTTTTCTTTCCCACCAATTTCGTGCGCCCAATAAGTCTTGGTTTTACTTTTATCTCTTTTTTGTTCATTTTCTATAAGTTCTCTTACCACTTCATTGCTCTGCATAAGGCTCCCTCTCTTTCTTTAAGCCAATTATAAACTTTTTAGTGTTGTGTGTCAAGAACTTTTTAGTGTTCAGGCATATTTTTTTTACTATCAATAGAGTGGCCAAACGGCTGTAAACTTTTTCGTTGCTTTACAAACTGTATATTTTTACAGTAGCCTTACGAATTATCGAAAAATATCTTTTGAGTTACTATCACTAGGGTAAACTAATCCGTTTACGGAAGTACTATCAAATAACGTAAATTTACGTTAGAATGCGTAAAATGTCACAGATGTGTGACTGAATTATACAAATTGGGCTGTTGACAACTATATACCAAGCGTCTATAATCTAAGACAGCAGAACACACGATGAATCAGCCAACAACGGTAGATTTATCCTTTTTGGCATAAAAAATAGGCCGTCAGCACGACCGACCAAAGTAGCACTGACGACCTATTCCACCACAAAACAGAAGCTGCGCAACCAAGGGCGCAGTCTCGGTTTCTGTCAATTATTATAGCAGAAGCAGCCAACTTCTGCAATAGAAAGGAGCAAAAAACATGAACTTTCCCACAACAACTAAAGAATTTCTGAAAACCCTCGCACACGGCAAAGAGCCGACCAGCGAGGATAGGGAGTACGCAGAAGCACTTGGTAAGCTGTCCGAACTGAACTACCGGGCAGGGTACGAAGCGGGAGCAGCCAATAAGAACCGCAAAATCTGATGTCAACACTAGTGAACACAATATCTAGTGTATTTTTGATTGACATTCAGATATTTTGCAGTTACACTTATTGCACAGCAAAACGAAAGGGGGTGAATGTGTATGAGTAGTCCTTACGCAGAGCGTTACGGTCACACCGTTACCATCAGCGTGACGGAGCGGCAGTTTGCGAGTTTGCAGGAATACTGCATCAAGAACCGGGTCTCCATCTCTGCTGCGTTCCGTGAAGCGTTCTTTACGCTGCATCCAATGGATTCCACCAATGAAAACGAAAAATGATACGCTCGCTTGGGTCGGCAAACTTTAGCGAACGTATCATATCAACCCTGAGAGAAGCATTCTCTCGCCGTTATTATAGCAGAAAATTGCTTCTCTCACAAGTGAAAAGGAGCTTTTTAATGCAACTTTCTTTGTCTGAGAACATCAAAATCTTCAACAACGCCGAGTTTGGCGAAATCCGCGTCATGCTCATTGACGATGACCCTTGGTTTGTTGGCAAGGACATCGCCGCAGCACTTGGGTACAAAGACACTGTTAATGCGCTCAAAGCGCACGTTGATGAGCAAGATAAAGCTGGGTGGCGAATCACCACCCAGTTCGGTGAGAAGGAAACGACAATCATCAACGAATCCGGCCTGTACAGTCTGATTTTCAGCAGCAAGCTGGAAAGCGCACAGCGGTTCAAGCACTGGGTCACTCACGAGGTCTTGCCGTCCATCCGCAAGCATGGAATGTACATGACCGATAACCTTTTGGAGACGGCTATTACCAACCCGGACTTCGTGATCGGGCTGATTCAGAACATGAAGGCTGAAAAGGAAAAGAACGCAGCGTTGCAGACGCAAAACAAGCAGCTCTGCGAGAAGAACGAGGAGATGCAGCCTAAGGCGGACTACTTTGACGACCTCGTAGCGTGGAACGTATCTACCAACTTCCGCTCGACTGCAAAGGAGCTGCGTATCCCTGAACGTCTGTTTATCAAGATGCTTATTTCTGACGGATACATCTACCGTGACAAGAGCAAGGGCATCCTGCCGAAAGCTGGAAAAGGTGACGGCCTGTTTGCGGTCAAGGAATACTGCAACCAGAAGAACAAGCACGGTGGCGTACAGACCAGAGTAACGCCGAAAGGCCGTGAGACGTTCCGTCTGCTCTACGCAAGCATCCGTAGAAGCGTATAACAGCAAATAAGAAAAGCCAGTGGTTAGAGAGCATCTAGCCGCTGGCTTTTTGTGTTGTGGATTATTTTGCGAGGTCTGCGTACTTCACTTCTATGCGCGGGAGTTCATCGGTCGTGCCAGTCAACGCTCTAGTGATTTTCTCAAGCCCGGTAAACTCACCATAGACGGTGATAATATCATCTTCCAGAATCTTCACAGCATCGCCACCACGCTTGTCCAGCATATAATACTCATCATCTGCATAGAATCCGTATCCGCTGTTATCGGTGTAGGCTCTCCATGCTTTCCTGCTGCCGGAAAAGTTTGCGCTTACAATCTGTGCAACCCTGACCTTGACCATAACCTTAGTTCCTTTGTACTTATCGGGATATCGGAACAGTTCCTTGTAATCCATCTGCCGGCACTGCGCCTTATAAGCACCCTCGCTGATTTCAGGCGCAAAGTCTCCGCTATCGCAGCCAACCAACATAATGCAAGCCAAGATAGCCATAAGGACTGCCGCAACGATTCTCTTTCTCATTTTCGATTCTTCCTTTCTTTGGCACATAGCCTTTAGCTGATTATACCACAATCTAGGCTCCGAAAGGGGTCTTTTTGTATTTTTTGGAATTTTTGGAGACTTGCACAATCGGATGGGTTTCGTTTTGTGAAGGAGGGGTGGGTGTTGGCAAGAGGAACACCGAAAACGCCTTTTTTGAATTTTTTCTACGCGAGGTGTCGACCACCCCACCCCCGGCGCTACCCATATACCCCGCCGGTGGAGCCCCCAGCCCCCAGCGCACCCGGAACGCCTGCACCCGATACCAGACCGCCAACGCCGGGCAGATCGTACCGGCGGCGGGTGCTGGAGGGCGTGGAGCGTGTCCGAAACTGTGCAGATTTGGACGCAGCGCAACAGCGCATAAAAGCAAACACTAAAAAGTGCGCAATGTTGCGTGTGCAACTTGACATGAACACTAAAAAGTGCTATTATAACGCCAGAAACAAACGAACACTAAAAAGTGTTACACCACCACAAAACAGGAGGACAAAAACCATGAAACAGACCGTTAATATTATGGACTACTGCGACAAGCTGTTTGCCGCTGACCTTTTCGCAGGCGTCGTGCTGGAGGAAGACTTTGACACGGGTTGCGACTACACATGGAGCGCAGCCGGTGACGACTGGGCGGACAAGTTCCGCGCTGAGCTTAACGGCTACATCTCCGCCGGATGCTGTGCAGAGCGTGCCGCCGACTACTGCAAGGCCCTTGCCATCCTCGATGAGATGGAGCAGGCCGCAGCAGAGAAGAGCAACGCTCCTGCTGCTCCCGATTATATTGCACTTGCAGATACCATCCGCGCCGAACTCAACGCCCGCCACGACCGCAGCGCGTGGGATAAGGCCGTCACGTTGTACGCTCTTGACCTGCTGGAGGATGTGCAGTGGTACGCCGATGACGCGGAGCGCCTGCCCATTGACGGTGCAGAGCTTGAGCGGTGGGCGCTCAACGGTGCAAACTGCTGGGAGCAGTACAGTAACGGCGGTTGCTCCATCTGCTATGATGCTGATATTGCCGCCCGCGTCTGCACTCCGTCCGAACTCAAGCGCACCGATAACGGCATGAACGCCCCCAACAGCCGGGAAACGTGGCTTGACGTGCAAGCCCGCGCACTATATCAGGCTTGCAACCGTATCCGCACCATCTGCCGCACCAACGGCCTGTATTGCAAGGGGGTGCAGTAATATGCTGGTACTTGATGCAACCCAGTGGGCAGCCCTCTGGTACGTGGGCGGCATGATCTCCGGCGCACTCGTTATGATCGCATTTCTTAACAGCTGAGGGGGCGCACAAAATGACATACACGGCAAATAAAAAGGCATACAGCCTGTTAGAATCCCTTGCATATTGGATGGCTGAGATCTCCTATTGCAGGGAAAAAGACCCGGATGACATCGGTTTTTTAGACAAGGCAGATAAAACGATTCATTTTCTGTTTGGTCAGCTTGACCGGGCAGGCGTCCCGTTTTGGGCGCAAAACTCAGCGCTTGCAATCGGTGAGAATTGGAGAGAGTACGAAAAACGCAACCTTAGAACGCTATTCACGAACAAAGGGATTTTGGAGGGCTGAAAAAAATGACCACATTCGAGGAAAAAGTGAACGCATACCGCGAAAACAAGCGGTTGATTGAAGAGCTTGAAGCAATGAATGATGCCGTAAAGGCTGAAATTATCGATATGATGCACGGTGCGCCCGAAATGGTGCAAGGCACGGCAAAAGCCATTTACAAGGATGTTTCTTCCGTCCGACTTGATAGCAAGCTGCTCAAGACACTGCACCCGGATGTATACGCAGAGTGCAGCAGCAAAACCAGTTACAAACGTTTTAGCGTGGTATGATGGAGGATGTAGCAATGAGGACTATTTTTGACAACATCTTGTTAGAGCTGGCCGACTGTGCCAAAACTCACAACAGCATTCAGGCACAGCGGCTTGAATGTGACATCACAGACAAGTATAACGCCGGGCTTTTATCTCCCCACGAATTTCATGCACTTTATGGCGTGGCGTTTAGTATCAGAGAGGAGATTTTTTCAAAATGATATTATCCTGCATCCTGTTCTTTTTCTGGTTTTTCAGCGCACTTTTTAAGGCCAGCAAATAAAGGAGTAAAAAAAATGACATACAGCACAGCAAAAAAGTTGCTTTCTGTTGATATTGATTCTTTAAGTTTGGAGGAACTGCAAAAATACAAAGTGAAAATTATAGACGCATTACGAGAAGCTAACGCAGAATACGGTTATTCTCAAGCGTGTAAAAACGGTTTTTTTATTCCGATTGCGTCAGAATCAGCAAGCGGATATACCCCAAAAGATAAATTTCTATTTAAAAATTTGAATCTAGTTTTTCAAAAAGTATATGCTTTAGAACAAACATTTTACACCTAACAAGGCCGCACCGTAAAGCAGCCCCGCCCACGCTGGCGGGGCTTTTATTTTGCCTTGCATCTGCTGAGGGTGCAGGGCTTTTATTTTTCCCCTGCTACAATACAGCCCAATACAAGCGTTTACAGCGTGTTTTGTGCAATCCATGCAGTTATACAGCCCACGCCGCAAAGCAGTGCACAGGGCTTTGCAGGGGTTTTTCCGGCTATTTGCCGCATTTTACCGCTACTATTATATATGTGTGTATCCAGCTATACTGCATCACTTGCGCCACGCTGGAGCGCATACACGCGCCCGGACGCTGTACAGGTCAGCACAGACCGACTATTATAATAAGGTATATAAAAGCGTGTCACTGTTATAGATCCATGCCAGACGGTGCAGCATACCGCAAACCATGCCAGACAGGCGGGGTCATCTCCTACCGTGTGTGGATCGCTGGCAAGTGCTGCACCCGGCGCACCTGCTGAGGGGTCAGCGTCTCCACCTGCACAGGGTCAGCCCGGCGGCTTGCAATCTGGCACCGGTCAGCAGTCAGGGCGCACCGGGTCAGTCTGTCACCTTCCACCCGGTAGGACAGTCAGGCAAGGGCGCGGCGGGCGGCGCGGAACAATTGACGGCTCCGCCGTATCTCTTTTCGGGCTTTCGCCCGATAGCTAATAGAGGTCAGCAATAGTCGTAGCGTTCCGGCCAGAATAGTCGTAACAGGTTCTGGAATAGTCGTGGCCAATAGTTGTAGTTTCTCCAATAAAATAGTCGTAAAGTCGTCAGACGACTAACTTTTGAAAGTCCTATATATCGTATAGTAACGAGGAATCCGCTGATAGTCGCAGCGTAATAGTCGTAGCGTTTTCTAACGAACCTCCGTCAAATAGTCGTGTATTTTTTGTGTGAAATAGTCGTTTGCCTTTTAGAGAAAGAGAGGTGCGATAGTCGCCAAGTCATAAGACCCCAAAAAATCAATAACTGCCAATACACCTGTCAATTTTAATCTCAATCACATTACCTTAAAATCTTTAACAATCGTACTTATTATAATAGTCGCAGATAATTACTCAATATTTTTAACTATTATTCCGCTGGAATAGTCGTATCATCCGATTCGGTTAGTTCTCCTCCGATTTAATTACCGACGATTACAATCATATCATACAAATCAACTAGGATTACACGTTCGGCAAATGACTCAATACTTTTAACTATCTAATAAGACTATCCGACTGGTCAGTCGCTTTCAATTTGTAATCAACCGCTCATACAACTATGCAACATTTCTACATATTCAACCGACAACAAAGTGAAATCAATTCTCCATGTGAAATAGTCGTAAACCATCCACCAGCCTGAACCTAACGCCAACTCTCGCCTACGGTTTGCTCTGCTGGCTAACGGTGTAGCTTTTGGAGATAGAGGGTTGTAGGGGGAAAGAACCTTTACAGGCGATTGAACTCTGGTTCACTGTACTGCTGCTTCTCCTGTTCCTTGTCAATCCACATATCAGCAAATGCCTTCCAGTTGGTGATATGCTTTCCGGTCTTAGTCATCCAACCTGTTCCCTCATAGTAGTTCATGAACCTGCTGGCAAGCCTGTTCTCACATCCAGCATCCAAAAAATACTCGCTCACATCCTCGAAGTCCGGCGTGCTGGCGTTCCCATCGGGCGGGTCGCCCGCTTTCTTAATAACTTTTTTTCTTTTCTTTTCTTCTATATTAAGGAGGTGAACGATTGTTCCCCTCACAGGTGAAGTATCGTTCCCCTCAGAGGTGAATGATTGTTCACCTCCCTTTTCGCTCTTTGACGATTCTTCCGGCAATTTGACGTATATCTTATCGGGCTTGTTCTTCCCTTCACGCTTGCGCTCAATCAATCCGGCTTCTTCCAGCTCTTTCAAAGACTTCTTGACCCATCGTTCCGTGAATCCAGTATCGGCAGCAAGGTCTTTGATGGGATACACGATGTATACTCGTCCTAGTTGGTCAGCAAACTTTCCGCTTCTGCTTGCTCTCTGTGACGACCTTGCACGATTGAACAGGTAAATGTAAACAATTTTCTCTGTTGGGCTAACGTCAATAGTCGAGAGGAATCGAGGGTAGACCATGTACCCATTGACCTTTGTATCGGCTGTCATGTATTCCATTTTCTCCTCCTGCAATAGTCGTAGACCTCTGCAATGCGCTCACAGCCCCGTAGAGCCGTGTCAGATACGTTTTATGTGTTCGGTCGATAAATTTGCCATCTGACGATAAAATCGTTTGTAGGGCTTCTGTGCGCGTATATGCAAAAGGCTGCCATTGCTGACAGCCCATGTACTCAATCCATCCAAGTGTACTCTTGGAACCGTTGAATCTGCTTGTTAAACGTAATGGGAAGGTCGCCTATCTCGCCTTCCTTGTTTTTGCTCAGCCGGAACAGGTACTTGTCGGGGTTGTCGCCGGACAGAAGGATGATTGCATCAGCGTCCTGTTCAATCTGCCCGCTCTCTCGCAAGTCGGAATTGGTAGGCGTTGCTCCAGGTTTAGATGGGTTTCGATTTAACTGTGCCAGTGCCACAACGACAATGCCTGTGATCTGTGCCAGTTCATGTAAGGCAATGGATATAGCTGTAATGGCTGCATATCTATCCTTTGCGCCTGTTTCATGGATGAGTTGAAGATAGTCTACGAAGATGACCTGAGCCTTTTTACGGAGAGCCTGAGCCTTCATCCACGCCACATTCTTTCCGGCAGCGGAGCGGATATATAAGGGCATCTTCATGTTCTTTGCCTGTCCGTCAATCTCATTCAAGCTGACCGCCTTATTTTTCACCGTGTCTAGAGGGCAGTATATTTGATTAGCCATCAGACGTGCGCCCAGCTTGCGTTTGCTGGTTTCTAGGCTGAAATAGTACACGGTGTAGTCCTGCTTTGCCATGCTTGCTGCTATTTGCAGGGATAGGGCTGTCTTGCCCGCAGACGGTCTGCCGCCGATGATGATAAAATCACCCGGTGAGATGTGCAGCGCTTCATCCAGACGCTCTAGGCCTGTCTTGATGTACACAGGCTTCTCGTCCATGTGAAGCACATAGTCGTTCAGCACATCCTCGTATGTCCACGCATCTTCTTCCTCAGCTTTCAGGCTCATTGCTTCGCCCATCTGCTGGTAGATGTCTGATAGATCAGAATAGTCGGTAAGCTCGCTGGTCATCTGAAATGCCAGACCTTGCACACGAGTGAGTGCAGCTTGTTCTCTGATAAGCTGTGCCCAACGCTGCATTTGCTCCCTGTCAATTCGTACACACTCTGATTCACAGGTTTGTACACACGCCAAGAGCGTCTGCGATACGTCTGGATGCTGCGTGTTTATCTCGACTATATCTATCTTACCCCTAGCCGTCCAATAGCCCTGAACGGCCGCAAAAGCGTCTCTCAGTTCAGGTCTGAACAAGTCAAGTTCAAGGTCTGGTATGATTTCATCCACAACGCCCGGCTTGCAGATCATCAGCGCACCGATAAATACCGTTTGAACGTCCATTGTCATAGTCTAGGAAACTCCATCTCCGTACTTTGCTCGTACTGGTCATCCTGTTTCAATGCGTAAATGTCCTGCCATCCAGCATAGATGCTCTGGTAGAGAATGGCTTTCCAGTCATGCCGATCAAACTTTTCCAGCTTGTTGCAGAGCATTTGTTTTGCCCTGTCTGTCATAGGCTTTTTGATTCTTGTACGCATCTGTGCGAACTCTCGCAGGGATTCCAACAGGGCTTTATCGCCATGAGCAAAGTCGGAGAAAATGTCAGGTTTCTTCTTGACTGCACTCTCCGGCAAGGTCTTGACGCTCATCTGACTGTCAGTTGATACTATGTGTTCATCGTCACCTGACTTTGAACTCATAGATGAGCTGACTTTCATCTCATTTATGACATGAGGATGAGCTGACTTTCGTGTAGACCATCCTTTTGACGCAATATCGCTTCTTTTCCACTCTTCATTTAGCAGATGCTTAATCAAAATGAAACAAGATTCTGCTTTTTTTGAGTTCAAAGTTGCGTCTTTTTCTTCAAAAACGTATGCACAGATTGCATCGTAGAGTTCCAACTTCTCTTTACTTTTGAGTGTGGAGATGGCTTCAAAGTAGTATCGTTGGAATGTAAAGCTGTCTCGTTTTTTGTCCATACTCAATCCTCTTTGTAGCGTTTGTTCCATGCTTCGATAGCGTCTTTGCGTCCATCGTGGATAATTTCAATCTCTCCACTATCGTTCATTCTAAACTCGATTCGATACTCTCTATTGGGATTTGTGAAACCACATTTATTGCATCGGATGTTAAATTCGTATCCTTTTATAAGGCTTCTTGAAAAATCCTTCTTTATGGAAAACACGGCTTTCCCACCGCAAAACGGACATCTCTTAAGTTCTTCCATCTTTAATTCTCCTTAAAACAGGCACTCAGCGTCAGGTTCACGCAGCCATCCTTCGCCCGGAATGTTGACTATCTCATAATACTGCCGTGCAACGTAGATTGTTTTCTGCCCATCCTCAGCAATCAGGCCGACAATCAGATAGTTTCCAGCAGCCATAAAGAACCAAGGGTTGCTCTTGTAGGTCTCACCCTTCATCCAGTTCTTCATCCTGTTTACGGCTTTTTCGATATCCTTATCGGGGCAGTCCGGGTTGTCGTACGCAAAGAAATCCTCAGGAAATTTAAGTTTTTTCATTTTCTAAATCCCTCTCTCGTTCTCATAATTCGTTTGCAACCTTCATGTAGCTTTTCGCCTTTACGGTATAAAGGCCGATTGTGCTTCTGCTTGATGTAACCGCACTGCGTTTCGGACTGCCTGATAGCATTTGAAAGCTGTTCAAGTGATGCAGCGCATCGATTCACCGCTTCTGTTAACGTTTCAAATTCATCCATCTTTAGTCCTCCTTACGCATACCATTTCGGTGCTTCGTTAAAGATTTCCACGCCTTCTGTAAAGCCAAGCCTATCTAAGGTCTCGCACATAATGCCATCCATCACGCCATGCACACGCTCCTCATCATCTCCATATGCTCTGTACGCTTCTCGCATGGCAGCCGTAAACGAATCAACCATATCTTGCGTAATAACGATATCGTTTTCCATAAGCCTTCCTACACCATCGGAAACGCCATCCAATGCGTCACCGTCACATCTTTCGGCAGTCTCTCGCCTATCTCATCCCAGAACTGACCGTCCGCGTAACAGCCTAGAAAGTACGCTGTCGGCGAGATTCCTTGCAACATTTTTCCATCTTTATCGCGCCACGTTTTCTTAGTCGCAAGCAACAAAGGCTGCGTTCGCTCTCGTGGCAGTTCGCTTGCTGGATTCCAAATGGTGTTAGCCATTGTTCTTTACCTCGATTGTTGGCGCATTTTCAATAGCTGTTATTACGTCTCCGAGCATATCAAACATCAAGGCATTGAATGTGTAATCAGCTTCATCCACACTTACATACTTCATCTGCCTATCGGAAAAATAACGTTTAAGTGCATTTGCATCAATCGGCCTGACTTCCATCGCCATTTCTCCTTTCAATCTCCTTACAAACCGCCTTGTAAAACGCATCCCACGTCTCGTAGTCGCAGGAATCGCCAAAGTCGAAGCCCGTCCGCTTGCGTTCTGCAATGTCACGCTCAAAGCAATCAAGAGTCTTGTCGGTCAGCTCCGGCAGAAGCGAGATGATGTATCTGCATACAAGGCTAGGCATATATGACCGTCTGCCCAAGCAGTAGCGGACAGCGCAGTTGCAGACCGCACTGAAGTCGTCATTAGTGGGGTCTACTATGCCTTTTGGCATATCCGACTTCAAATCGTTCACGCTGCATTGAAGGGCTTCTGCGAATTTTGCCAGCCGCGTTTCTTTCTTCACGTCACGCTTTTGCTTTTCAACGGCACTTACATACGAATTGGTTGTTCCAATCATCCTTGCAACATCTTTCTGCGTGATGCCAAGTTCAATCCTGCGTTTCCTGATTTTCTCCCCTGCTGTCATCTTTCTTCTCCCATTCCTTGCATCCACGTTCGTCCCATACGAAGTCTGCAACGTGTTCTGACTGGTCGTTCACACACACGTCCTCCGGCTCTGCGTACCATTTGCAAGAGCCGCAGGACGGCTCAGATTTGTTCTAACAGAATTCTACTGTGCATCGGATAGCCTTGCCAGCAGAGAACTGCTTGATGCCCACGCAAGAGCAATGTTCGGTGGTGCAGTAGAAGTTCATTCCTCTATTTCCTTCCATCCGATAAACTCACACAATCCAACGGTGTTATTGGAGCAACGATGGATGAGGACTTTATCGCTTATTTTGAATTTTGCGATAAACCCAATTTTGCTTTCTGCCATTTCGTTTTCAAACATCCAATCAACAATGTCTTTGTCGATTCTGACATCGCCTTCGTCCGCCATGGTTGCAAAGCACTGTTTACATCTGTAAAGAGCGCACTTTTTCATCTTCTTTGCCCTCTCTTTCCCCTGTTGAACCGCCCGATCACTCGCTTATACTCTGCATAGCAATCTGGACAAAGGTCGCCAGTGTCCCTGCGCCACGCCCAGTCCTTGAAGTATTCATCAGGGTTCATCATCCTGCCGCCCAGAACTGCTCCGCAGCGGTCACACACTCGCTTGTGGTAGATTCCTCTGTCAGTTTGCATTAAGCGCCCTCCCCAACATCCTTGAACAGGATTTCTTTGTCGGCTTTCCAGTCTTTGATTTTGCAAGGAATGTCCGTGCCGGGTACGGTCTTTAAGCAAGATAAACAGCACCGCTGAAAGAATCGGGTCGGAGAAGTCAACCAACCGTTGTTTCATTTTTCGCCACCTCTCTGTACTCCACATCAATTCCTTTCGGCAAAGCCGTCTGGTACTTCTGAGCCAACTGCTCTGCGCTCTGAGCATCGCCCAACGGTTGTTCAGGCGGTGCAACGGTGACTTCCACGTTGTCACGCATACCAAAATAGTTCTTGGCTCGGAAAATCCACTCTGCCGGGTTCTCCTGACCGTACATACCGTTGTATGCCCACATGGATTGCATTTGCAGAATCAGCTTCAAGATGTACTTCTGCTGTAAGCTGTCGTCACGGCGTTTGCCCGCCATAATCTGCTTCAGGCTCACCCATTCGATGCCCAGCACCAGTGCAATCCATTCGACCACAGGGGAGATTCTGGCTTCGATACAAGCGTCAAAGAAGAAGTCAAGGCGTTGCTGCACTTCAATTGGGTTGTTCATATCCACGCTCGGAAGGTCGCCAAAATACTTGGCCGCAATCATGCCGATGACCTTCTTGTCCTCTTCATCACCGATTCTCGACTGCAAATCGCCTGTGTTCATCATCTTCGACTTCTCGATAGCTAGCTCTTGCTGTTCCTTCACCTTTTTACTCACCTGTGAGCGGATAGATTTCCGCTTATTAAGCATCTGTTGCTTCTTCTTTTCACGCTCTTTCTCACGCTTCGCAGCAGCTTCTTCTTTCGCCTTTTGCGCCCGTTTCTCACGCTTTTTCTTTTCAGCTTCGGTCAGCGGCGGTCTGCCACGACCACGCTTCGGGGGTGTTGACATGTATCAGACCTCCTTTGGCAGTTCAGGAAGGGGCATCCAATGGGTGACGGCGTATGGAATTTCACTCCCGACTTCTGCCCAATTTTTGTAAAAGTCCATAAAACCAAAAATCGTATCGCCGTTATCGCAAAATGCAAGAACTGGAGTATGGTGTTTTGGTTGCTTATTCTTGACGCTAATCCATTTGTCAGGAAAACCGTTCTCGCTATAAGAAACCGTTTCAAAATAGTGCGTAGCCATTCCAAGTTCTTGCTCAATATCGCTACGGATGCTCTTGTCACCCTCGTCCGCTTCGGTTTCGAGAACAAGGTAAATTCGCTTTTTCACACTCTCACCTCTTCATCTTCGTTTCGATGTTGTCTAGCTTCCGTGCAATCCGCCAAACGGAACAGCAACTGCCAAGTTCGTTCCACCAAGCGCACTTTTCTTTCTCGCATACGCACCGACCAAGCGGATTGCTGGTCATCTTCATTGGGCAGTAAAGTTCGTTGTCCATGATTTTTCTTAGCCCTCCAACTGGAGATAAGCGTTTACCATCTTGACGGGAAAATACTCATCTATCTGCAAAAAATCGCCGTTTTTCAGGTTGATGCCGCCAGACAACTCGCTTGTCGAAAGCTCCACGCTGGCTTTCATGAAAATTTCGCCGCTTATTTCAAACACATCTCCACGTTTCAAGCTCCCAAAATTGGCTTCTTTTCTCTCAATATCGCAAATTTTCATCATTTCCACCCCATCATAACAGCTGTACAAACGGCTAGACACACGTTGATGAACAGCCAGACGAACATTGTCTGACGTTCTTCAAACAGGTTGTCTGCCATGTCTTTGATTGTCCGTTCGGACTGAACCACCACCGCCAGCAGGACTAGGCAGACCAACCAGCGAGTTGCAAATTCAAACATTTCAAAACATCCCCCAACTGTCAATAATCATTTTTCTCCCGCAAATCGGGCATTCAGGAATAATTTTGTTCCATACTTTATTTACTGTCATCGTTGCAAATCGAGTGTCGAGGACATCTATATCCGTCCCGCACAAATCACAAGAGAATTTTATGCTCCTCCGAATATCATTGCTTATTCTCATGGATAACGTATCGTCAACTTCTTTGCTATTTACCGATGCTCGGATAGCCGTGTAGCGTCCTGCAACCGTGCGATGGCAAGTTGTTCCTTATCCATCAGCTCCACCTTTCTCTCAGCTCTTTTTCGACCTGCTCCGACTTTGCGGTGATGTAATCTGCAAACTCGTCAGGGGTCATGTCCTCTTCTTTGAACTTGCCGACCATCTCCCAGTACCTGTCACCAATGAGGATAAGCTTCTGCACCTGTTCATCGGTCAAGTCTGCATCGCACCGAAGGTTCTGAATCAGTGCGCCCCATGTGGCGGCAACGCCATCCAGAGCCATGTGGAAGCCGTACAACTGGTTCTGCCGTGCAATTTTGCGGAGGTTGGCTGACATTGCCTGTTTGCCAGACGATGGGCGGTTTCTGCACTTATTCATACGACTGCCCCTTGTCGGTGGAAAGCTCGAATGTAACTTTTAGCTTCTTGTTTCCAATAACGCCCCACACCTTTTCGAGCTTCGTCTTGTCTGAACGCTCCATTTCAGTAATAAAATGAGACAGAACAGCGGAAACTGCTTCATCGGTCACATCAGACTTGCTTCTCCATAACTGCAATCCATCTTTCCGCTGCTTCATCATCGTTCCGGCATAGATGGTTCCGAATAGCCCACATCCAACATGATATTCAGCCATTTTTATCCTCCTTTGCTTCAAGGCGAGAGAGCCAGCGGGCTTCTTTTTCATCTTCGATTTTGATAACCTTTTCCATGTACCTGTTATAAATCAAGATTCCGTCTCTTTCGGCGGACTTGCCAAACATGGTTAGGCAGACAAAAACATCCGCCATTTCTTCTTGTATATTTTCTAAACATTCCTCAACACTCTTCGGTGTCGGGTTCGTACCATCCAGCGCACGGCGCAGCTTCAACGCAGCCTGTGCCAACTCAGATGCTTCTTCTGCCAACTGTGCCAAGATTTCCGTCTTGGGCAGAATGTCTGAAACTTTCTTACTCACTTCTGTTCTCCTTTCAGTCGATGTATCGCCACGCAACGATTGATTCGTTATGTAAGACATAATCGTTATCGCACAAGAACCAACGTTTATCGCCATATCTTCTATAAGCAATGTCTTGCTCGCCACTATCAAGCTTGATTTCAACTGCTATCCCACTTTGTGGTTGAGTGGTCATGTTATTCCATTTATTCTTGTTTCCGTTGTCTAGTTTTTCTTTGTTTGGCTCTAACCAATCATTCAATTCTTTCATGCAGGACGGACAAAGTTGAATTGGTTCTTCGCCCAGTCCAAAGCGGTTTTGTTCCACCGTACAATCCAAGAACAAAATCGAATTTGCTGTTCCGTAGCACTCGTTTATGTCAGGCTTATTCCGATTAAAAATCTTTCCGCATCGGTCGCACTTAAATACCATCGCCATGTTCTTTCTCCAATCTCTTTAGCAGCCCGTCCACGTCATACCGCCAATGGACACGCAGCCTTTTTGCTTTGACCTCTATCCCCTCTCGTTCTGCCCACTGCCAAGGGATGCTCTTGCGGCTCTCGTTGTAACGGAACGCCAGAACCTTGCTGGCAGGGATTGCAAAGGTGCGGTTGACCGCCCTGTAATTGACTATCACATGGGCAGTCTGACCGCCGTACCCCATCGCATCCACCATGTCAGCGATGTGCTTTTCCTTCCGGTATTTGCACTTTGCCTTGTCGTACTTGCCGAACACCTTTTCCAGAGGGATAGAGGGCGTTTCTATGGTTTTCAGCTCAAACAGGTGGTTCATCGGGTATCGGTACACAAGGAAGTCACAGATGTTGTCGATGGAAAAGGACAGGTTCTCGTTGCCGCCGTAGTAGGTGGCAGCACTGTCTTTCAGGCGGTAGCACCACGCATCGGATGGGACTGATGCCTTGAAGTCTGCTTCAAACTGCTTTCCGGTGTTCATTCGTTGCCCTCGATTTTTTTGGCTTCTCTGATACGCAGCCGAGCAAGTTCGCTATTTGCATAGCGCAGTTTCCAGCTACCAAACCAGCCTTTGTGAACAAGTTTTCCGGCGCAGTAAACAAATTCCTGCTTCATCAAATCATCAAGAGAAATGATGTAACAGCCCGGCTTATACTTTCTTTTGCTCATCCCCGTTCACCTCTAAGCTCACGGAATATGAGCTGCTTTGTCAGCGGGCTTTTCCATTTCCTTCATAATCCGCTTATGTTCTTCCACTGTCATGTTGTTCGGGTAGAATCGCTTTTCCACCAGTTCAAACGGTTGCATATAGTGGTCAAGAACATCTCTTGCTTCTTTTCGTGCCTTTTCAGCACACATTTCGATGTATTCATCTTCGGTCATGTTGTAATCGGTAATGCAATCGACCACCGAAGAAAACCGGCACAGCAGACCATTAGGTTGTCTTGCAATGAAAGCTCCCATTTATCGTTCACCTCTAAATTCGCTTCCGAGAAACCGCTTTTTGCCTTTTTCCCGGTGCTTGTCCTCATAATCACGGTGGTACACGCTCTGGCTGTGGTTCAGCTCATAGACAAACGCCTTGCGCTCCTCGAAGTCTTTTTTCTCTGCCTTGTACTTCTCGCAGGTGTCGTGGCAGGCTTGGTGGCGTGATGGGCAGTTGAGACAACAGGTAATCATTCTATCAACCCCACTGTTCAGCCATTGCTTTTGCAATGCCCGGAAAGGTCTTGCTTCTGGCCTTTGCCCGTTCCTTCTTGTTCCCGCTGCAATCCATTTCCCAGCAAGAGTAGCGAATGGTTCCGTCCTTCAAAACCATCTTTCGCCCCTTTACAGGCTCCACGATGTTTGTTGGCTTCAAGGGTGACACCCCTCTTTCCCACAGGCATGTTTTTTTAGTCACAGGATGCCCAAACTGAAACGGTTGAATGATTTGTGAATACTCAGGTAGGCAGAAAATCTTTGAAGGAACTGGATTTTCAATGACAACCCTTGGAACATTCGCATACCAGAACCGCATAAACAAATCTCTTGCCAGAATACCCATTTGTACTCTATCTGGCTGTAGTTGGCCGCCTTTCCAAATGTGTCTTGCTCCTGCATTTGTCAAATATGTGCAAGGTGGGTGTGCAATGAGTAAGTCCCACTTGCCAACGTCATGCGTTACGCCGTCCATCGTCACGACTTGCCCCCCCTCCAGAGCCTTGAGCGCATCTCCCAAGATGTGAAACTCTGGATGCCCTCCGGACGGCTCCTGAATGTCACATGAGTAAGCTTCGTGACCTTTTGCCCGGAATGCTTTGCAGACTTCCTGTGATTCCTCACAGGCAACTAAAACTTTCATCTTTCCAAACGCCCGTCCAGCCAGATAGCACAGCTCTTATATAAGGTAGGTGGTTCGCCTTTTGTCCCGGTAGCGTAACCGTTAGTCAAAAGGGAGATCAGAATTGTCATCAATCACAGAGAAGTCGTCCGTGATGCCCTGAGAGTAGTTTTGCGGTGCATCCTGCGCCCGATCAGCGGGTTTGCTTTCAGACTTGCCACCGCAGAAGTCAACCTTGTTTACCATGATTTCCGTTGCGGTGCGGTTGTTTCCCTGCTTGTCGATATACTTCCGGGTCTGGATGCTACCAGTCACCAGAATCAGACTGCCCTTCTGGAACCACTTGGAAACGAACAATGCCGTGTTGCCAAATGCGGTGCAGTTGAAGAAATCGGTTTCCTTCTGACCGCCGCTCTGACGGTCGCAAGCAATGCTAAACGTGCAAACATCCTTGCCGGACTTCGTGACCTTAGCTTCTGGCGTGTGAACCAGACGCCCCTGAATTGCGATAGAGTTAAGCATTGTTTAGCCCTCCTTCGGCTGTTTCTGAGCGCATTCCCAACACAGGACACGCCCAAAGCGTTTCTTCGTGCTTCTTGCGGTTTCCAGCGGAGTGACGGTGCGGTTGTTGTACTGAATAGGCTGCAACTGCTTTCCACAGCAAGCGCATGGGGGGATGGTTTCTGCTTCCGCTTGCTTTTGCACAGGCTTGCTTGCCCTGCTTGTGGTCTGCTTCTGGTACTCGTCCGTATCAGCGTCCTTCGTATCGTCAATGCAGAACAGACCATTCAGAGCGTACTTTCTGGCGTAACTACTTGCAGTTCCGGTAAGTTGGGAATCCGACATACCAGACTGTTGCTTAGGTTCTCTAGCGTATGCGGTGTTTGAAATTTTGTCTCCGCTCTCTGAATCGTAGATTGTTGCAGTTGCTTTGATGTAGTGATATTCGCCGCTTTGCACGGGCTCGTCTTCAAGTACAAGGCACGCTCCATATTTTGCGAGGAGCGGCTTTACTGCTTCCAGAATGTCTTCGCAACTGCGGTAATTGTACTTACCAAAAGAATTACGCTGGCTTTTTGGAGCTTTCAGCTCGCCTTGAATTTTGGAAAGCTTCACAAGTGTTTCCATATTTCTCCTTCCATAAAGCATCTTTTGCTTTCTTAGCTTCTTCTATGGTTTTGAATCGGTATGTTTTGCCGCTAAAGTGGAACGAATATCTGCGTTTCAAACCTTTCGTTGAACGGTCTTCGTAGATTCCATACTCGCCAGTTAAAGCGTTTCTGGGCTGAACAGTATTTGCAACATTATCAGCTTGGGTTACGCAGCGAAGATTTTCAATCCTGTTGTCTGTCCTGATTCCATTGATATGATCGATCACTCCAATAGGCATTAGCCCATAATGAAGTGCGTACACAAGGCGGTGTGCTTTGTATTGCTTTCCTTTGATTTTCACAATCAAATAACCGTCTTTGTCGTAGCTTCCTGCACTGTTTTTCCTGTCTTTTCTGTGTAACGTACCGCCAGAATCAACGTAAAACCATTTGCAAAGATACTCGACAAGTTCTCTATCGTCCATCGCTTGGCTCCTGCCCCTTCGGGGCTTTCAGCTCTGACTGAACAGCCATCAGAGCTTCATGGATTTTGCTGTTGTCCATACGTTTCCTTTCTTTGGCATAATTAGGCTTCATTGTTCTTACTTTGGCTTAACTCGGCTGCACAAAATCAACCAGCCATCAGTTCTTCCAACTGCGCACGGAGGTCTTTCAGCTCCGCTTCTCTGTCCTCGATTTCGGACTGCAAGTCCTCGATCTCAGCCTGACGGTCAGCTTCTTTGGCTTCTGCCATCTGCTCGTTGGTCATAAAGTACACGCCGTCCTCCGGCTCGGTCACACCGCCGAATCTGTCAAGATTAATCATCTTTTGGTCTTCCTCTCTTGCGTTCCTCTTTGATTTGCAACGCGCTGTACCACTGGTCTTTGTCAATTTCGATGGTTGACCACCGATGGTTGCAGACAAGACACTTTTTTCTGCGAACGATGCTATCGTGGTCAGACCGGCTATCAACCGTTGTAATGTTGTCACTACCGCACATCGGGCATTTCATCGTGCATCCCTCCAACCGTTGGTGTGGTGGGCTACCCGCTTGATTTTGCGGCATTCTTGCTCGCTGCGTTCGTCTTCCTCAGCGCTGACTGCCAACGCACACAGCAAGATAGCCGTTGCAAGAAGCCCGCAGGATATGATTACCCATCCAAGCATCTGCGCTGTGGTCTGGCATCCTTGAATCGCATCACCGCAACCAACTGCTGCGATAGCCGTGACCAGACCAAGCATGGACAGCGCCATTCCTTTCAAAGTTTTCATTGGTTCTCCTTAGTTCAAAATGATGTCAAACATAAACGGGTTGCTTTTGTTTATCACGATTGTTGCGTTCAGAACCTGCGCTATCTTTGCAAGCGTTTCAGTTTTAACACCAGTCTTGTACGGTTCTTTGTTCGGACTAGTGATGTTGTAAACTGTTTGCTCGGACAACCCGCTCCTGTGAATAAGCTCAAGAGCGCTCATGTTTCGCTTTTTAAGCGCTGCTTTCAGTGTCATCTGTTCTCTCCTTAGCTTTTCGCTGAATGCCCGAAAATCCAGATGGTTGCCATCAGAGCGCCAATGCCAATGATTGCACGCGTTGCGTTTACGCCAACCAGAAGGTCAATCCGGTGAATCAACCAGAAGTTCAGCAAGAACGCTGCGAGAATCAGTGCTAAGAAGATTCCCCAGATCAGGACGATTTCTACCAGTGCTTTCATCTTTGTCCTTTCTGTTATGTATGTGTTCCAGCCGGTTTTTCTCCCGGCTGTGCCAGCGGATTTCCCGCTTTCCGTAGTATCTACCGTTCATAGGTCAACTCCCCTGTTGCAAGCATCTGCGAAACTTCGCCGTAGTGCTTGCCAAGCTTGTCCGCAAGGGCTTGTACTTCTCCGATAGATGGAAACGTCTTTTCCAGCTTCTTGTTTTCTTGCTGTTTGATTTTGTACGCTGCCTTCGCGTTCAGGTTCGCCTTTGCGTTGTAGGCTTTCTTGGCGCATCCATTGTGGTACTTCTGCGATGCTACTTTTTTCAGCATCGGCTTTCCGCAGTATGCGCAGAATGCCTTACGGGGTTTGAATGTAATTCCAGCCTTCTTGTGCTTCCTGTAACGCTCTTTGTCAACCTTGCGCTTGCATTCTGAACAGTACCTTCTTGTCGGTCTGACCACACCAAGATACAGGCCGCAGCGCTCACAGTACTTTTCTTCCACGCTGCATCTCCTCTTTCAGTCTGGCTTCCCGATTGTGACGTTCAAAGCACTGGTTGATGGATTTCTCCATCCACAGCACCTTGTTGGCATCGTTTCTGGATACGCCAGCAGCCATTGCAAGCTTCAGTCTGCGCTTGCGGCTTTGTGCTTTTCGAAATTCCATCACCAACACTCACCAGCCTTATCTGTGATGAACTTCGGGACTTCCTGACCTGTTGCAACGCACAGCGCAACCAGCTTTTCAACCCAGATGTCGTACAGGCTTTCTTTGGGCATATAGCACTGGCCAACACAAGGCTCCTTAAAGCTTTTCCAGATCGTCAGGCCGACAGCGCCATCCGTGACCGTCCATATCATACTGTAACCTTCATTGCACAGGTTGTACAAAATGTCCCGTGCTCTGCTTTTGGCTTCGTTGATTTCAAAGGCATCCCAGTGCTTTTTGCTTTCCTCGTAGGCCTTTGTCGCTTCGTCAATGGCGTGGTGCGCTTCTTCCGGGTACTCAAGGTCTACCTTTAAGGTGATAATCTGTTCCATATTCAGCCCTCCACTTTCTTGCTCTTCTCCGTCTTTAAGAAGAGATTAACGAAATAGACCTGACCGATACCCGTCACTTTCGGGGTCTTATTGATAGAAGTGTGCCCATCGGAATGCGCAATGGACGTTTCCTTAATTTCAAACAAGCGAAGTTCCATAGACTTCTGGGTCGGCATATTGTAGTCTGTCCGCTTTCTGTCCTTAATCAGGTATCCGTTCTCACGCAGCCATGCGAATAAGCGGTTCTGACCCATCTGGATGCCGTTCTGTGACAGCAGCTTTGCCATTTCGCCAACAAGAATGCTCTGGCTGCTTGCGCTCACCGCGTCAGCAAAAACGCCCTTCGGCGTAAGTTCTGCAATCCGCTTGTCCTTCTCCTCCAGCTCCTCATGCGCTGCAATCAGGGCAGTTGCGAGAAGCTGCGAGCGGGTAAGCTGCGGCTTTTCGGCCAGTTTCTTTTCCATTTCGTTGAACGCTGCAATGTACTTCAGCTTCCATTCGAGAGCAGCCTTGCCATTGAAACCCATTGCCAATAGGGTGAAGCCGTCACGGTTCATCAGGTACATGGGGTAGGTCTGACCGTTCTGTTCGTGGGTGTACTCGGTTTTGTAGAACATGGGGGTGTCCCCATTTTTGGGGAGACCCCTCATAATGTCTTCGATGTCACGCATCACATGGTCATGACGCTTCTCGAAGCTCTCTGCAATCTGACGGCTGGAAACCACAGGCTCGCCATTCTGCATAGATAAGATAATGTCGTTCATTTTTAACCCTTTCTTATGATTCACTGCTTATCTCTTACAAGAAGAGCGTCCACAGACACGCGGAAGTAATCAGCGACTTTCACAAGCTGTCGAATGCTCGGCCCATTTGCGGAGCGTTCCCACTTGCCCAGTGCGCCGTTGCTCAAACCAGCAGCTACTTCCAAGTCAGTACGAGACAGACCATGCAACTTGCGAAACTCGTCGATTTTAGAAAGATTCACTAGCCATTCTCCTTTCTGGGCTTGCATTTTACTAGAAAATATGCTACTATGTAGTTGCGAGGTACAAAGTGAACATTTTCCAGCGACTTCCCGATAGATTTGTCAGGGGTCTTGGTTTTTGTTTGCCCTGTGCTTCATATTATACTAGCCAAGTGGCTATTTTTCAATAGTCAATCTTCAATTCTGTAAACATTTGGCTATTTGCACAAAAAGAGAGGTCTTTTTCTATGCGCAATGTGGAGCGAGCCAAGAAAATCGCTGCCGACAAAGGTGTGAATATATCCTTTGTGTGCAGAGAAATCGGGAAAAGCAGAGGTTATATCTCTCAAATGCTGACTACCGACAGAGATTTTCCAGATGAAATGCTTTCGCCAGTAGCCAACGCGCTAGGCGTTACAGTTGAAGAACTGACTGGCAGTCAAAAAGAAAACCCGCCCCAGCAGCCGCAAAGCGAAGTTGACGCGGATATCAAATGGATTGAGCAGAAGCTAGTAGAGATGTCGAAAGAAAAGCGCGAAGCTTTGATGAAGCTTATCAGGACTATGTGAGGTGACGGTGTGGGCAAAAAGAAATTTAGCAAAGAAGAACTGCTGAACGACAAAAGTCCTCACATGGGTGATAGGTTTTCATTTGCCTTCGGTGCGCTTTTCTTGGTTGCTTCATTTATTTTCCTTGTGTATTCTTCAACCGCCTTTTTAATCGTTGCAGCCATTGGGGCTATGATGTTGATAAAAGGTAAACGCGGATACGATATGTTTCTTGAAAGAGAAAAGCTCAAAACAAAAATGTACGAAACACCTGTGTCCGCAAAGATTGTAGGCTCTGGTGAAAGCAAGAAGGCTGGGAGTGCCGCACTCCGTTCCGCTGTTGGCGGTTCAATTGGCGGATTGCCCGGTGCTGTTTACGGTGTAGCATCCGCAAAATCTAAAACCAGCGTCACGTTTTATGTGACGTATGAAGATGGGCATCACGGAAGCGAAACTGTAAATTCCGATTCTAGCCGGTTCTTAAAACTGATGAAAGTCTGTAAAGATTGACCCGGTACAAATAAAACCCCTTGCGCCGGGCTTTCGGTAGCCTTATGCGCAAGGGGTTTTGTTATGCGTTGGTTATTACTTCTTTTGCTGCCGGAATCTTCTCAGGGTGTTCCAGCAGCCATGCAATAAATCGGTCAATCTTGGCTCTTTCCTGTTCACTCATTGTGGCATATCCTCCCGATCGGTAAGTGCAGATGTTCATTTGATACGATTATACATCTTCTAGTTGTCAAGTCAATGTATTTTAAACAACTTAGTAAAAATCGAACGTTTTCTTTACATCCATTACTTCACATCGGGGAAGCCAAAAATTGCGATGACAATGATTAAGAGCCACATTAAGTTTAAGTTACCCTTTGCTTTGTAACATTCCGTTGAGCATGGAACGAAAGGGGTTTTCAGGCAACTTGTCCAGCACATCTGCTTTTACGAGAGCGTTTGTACTGATGCTGTGTGAAACATTGTTTAGCTGCACAATGGCATCGTCTAAGTCCTTCACGGTTGCTCCACGCCGTTCCATTGACTGAAGGAAGGTTTTCACTTCTTCAAGAGCAACAGGGTTTTCTGTTTTATAGAATCCGTTTGTAAAGTCCATCTTTCCTCCAATCACAGCTCTACGAGCTTTCCGTCAATGCGTTCGATGCTGTCTGCCGGGTCTCGCCCATCGTCTAAGGCGGCTACGGCGCGTTCAAGAACGTTTTTTGCTTCTTCATAAGCAGACTTATCGGCATCGTTGTTCGAGAGGTTGTAGACCAGCTTTAAGGCGGTCTGACGGGCATAGGGAATGAGCATGGTGTCAATCTGGTTCATACACTAACCCTCCCACGGTTTCGGCGTTTTGTTTTCGTTCGGTTCAGATGCGGGCATTCCGTCAATGATAATCATATTGTTACCTCCTGTTTTGATCGTTTTTTCGATGGTACAGTTATAACACAGGCTGCTGTTGGTTCTCCATAGCAGCTTTTTCCATTTTTTGGCTTGTCGAATCCGGCAGTTTTGCCGAATTTTGTTGAAGGGGTGAGAATTTATGGATGAATATTTAGTAAGAACAGCCAAAGCATTGGAGATAGCTCGAATGCGTTCCGGCTTGAGCCAGCAGAAATTGGCGGCAAAAATGGACGTGAATCGTGGCACGATAGCAAATTGGGAGCAAGGTCTGGCAGCCATTTCCCTGCCGATGGCTATGCGCTGGTTCACCTGCTGCGGCGTATCGGTGGCTCGATACATGGACGCTTGCATTCATCCTGGACTGTTGGAACACCTGGAAGATGACCTTTCTGATTTGGAGAAACGGAAGGCTCTCATAGATGCTATGATGGAATGTTCTTCTTATGAGATAGATGCCTTGCTATACATCAGGTACGGAGATCACGGTTCAGACCACATCGGCGTGCTGACGGAGATTCTGGCAAACCTCCACACGCCGTTGAAGGACAGAGTCGCTGTCTGCCGGATGGTGTCCGGTAGCTATGAGATGGCACAGGCTACTGGAACAGACCCAGACCCAAACGGAACTGCTCCAAAGATGGAAATTCTCTATCAGGCGCAGGATGCTGGAACGGAAGCGGCTATGAAGTCCAACGATTCCTATACTGTGAACCCAAATAATATAAGCGGCTGATTGTCGAATTATCGCAGTTTTTGCGGTATACAGGGGGACGTGCTCCACTTTTTGTACACAATAGGTCTGTTATAAATATGGTTTTGGGTTGTCATTTTGTCCCCCATAGAATCGTAAATGGTAGATTTTTGCGGATGTAATTAACGAACTCGCGTGAAATTTTCGTTCATCAAAGCGTGACTTGTCAATTCGTCCCCCATTGGTGTGATTACACTCCATTTTCTGTACACGATAGAACCGTCAGGTAGATTATAGGGCTTGATGGACGTTTCTTATTCAGAAAAAGAAGTTGTCGTTTTCCACAATCTGCCCGTTGAATAGAAGAAATTGTTGAAAATGTATCATCGTCACTATTTGATGATGATTATTTATCTCTTGTTTATCTCTTGTTTATATATATAGTAAGAACGTGTACAAAAAGTGGAGCATTGTGTACATAAAGTGGAGGAACGTGTACAAGAAGTGGAGGGTATCGTGTACAAAAAGTGGAGTATCGTGTACAGAATGTGGAAGTCGATTGTTGAAAAATAATTGTGTACAGAATCATTGACGTGTACACAATGCAGTGGTATAATAAGGTGGAAGAAATGAGGTGATGCAATGCAAGAATTGACAGGAAACAACCTTGTCGAAAAGAGCAAGGCATTGGTTTGGGCGAAGTTTACGGACTACACAGCAGGCGAGCTTCGGCTGCTTGAGGTCTATCTGAGCCGTATCAATCCGAGGGACCCCGAAAGCTCTAACGTGTCGTTTACGCTGGCTGAATATTGCAAGCTGCTGGATTTGAAGCTCAATTCAAAGAGCTTGAAGTCGCAGGTTAAGCACTTTTTGGGCAACGTGGTTTCAGTGCCACTGAATGCAGATGGAACAGAATATGTGATGTATCCGCTGTTCACAAAGGCAGAGGTCAAGTACAATCGAGAATCCTTGTCCTATGACGTTTCAATCAACTGTAATCCTGACTTGCGGTCTGTGTTTTTCGACATTGCAAGAAGCGGCTATGTCAAATATCGTCTGCGCTATACAATCGGGATGAAACAGCAAGCGTCAATTCTGATGTACAGCATGATTAGGGATTGGATGAATCGCTCTCTGACATCGAATAAGATTGGTTTGAAGCAGCTGCGTGACCACTTGGGTGCAAACGATGCAAGCTATGACGACTTCCGGGCTTTGCGGCGCAGAGTTCTTGAACCAGCAGTGGAAGAGATCAGCAACGTTTCAGACATTGTCGTTGACTTTGAAAAGATTTGCACAGGGCGAAAGGTAGTAGCAGTTGAGTTTCGATTCGGGTACAAATCCAAGCAGCCCGTCATAGATGCCGATTCTAGCGAAGTTGATTGTGAGACGGCTAATTCCAAGCCGGAAATCAAAAAAGCCGCCAGAAAGCCCCGCACAAGCGGATACGAAGGGTACGACTGGTCTGTATGCGATGTGCTGTCGGTTCAAGAGTGTATCGAGGTTGCAAAGGTTGTCGAGGTAAAGATGATGGAAGAACACCCATCTATCAAGCTACCAAAGCGGAGAGATGCAGTCTACGACATCGTAAAGGCTGCGTGTGCAGATATTCTTTCAATCAACCGTGACCCTTGGCCTGATTACCCGAAGCGGTATCTGATTGGCAGCTTGAAGAAAGACGGTGCGATTGAAGAGTATCTTCCGGCTTTCTATGAGATTGACGCACTGCAAAAGTAATCATACATAGCAAATAAAAGAAAGAGTGATAAAATGGCAAAAATTATAGCTGTCGCCAACCAGAAGGGCGGCACAGGAAAGACCACAACAAGCACCTGTATGGCTGGTGCGTTGCAGTTGCTTGGTAAGAAAGTCTTGTTGGTGGATTGCGATGCACAGTGCAACGCAACGGACACCTACGGCGCACAGACAGAGGATGTATGCACACTGTTTGATGTAATGACCCGGCAAGGCACGGTAGAAGAAGGAATCCAACACTGTGAAGCTGGTGACATTCTGCCGTCTGATAGTGCATTGAAGGACATTGACGAGCAGCTTGTCCGGGACATGGGCAAGAACTTCCGGCTGCGAGAAGCCCTTGAAAGCGTATCCGGGCAGTACGATTACATTGTGCTGGACACTCCCCCGCAGCTTGGTCTTGCGCTTGTGAACGCGCTGATCGCCGCCAACAGCATTATCGTGCCCATCACGGCAGACCGATACGCACTGGCTGGCTTGAGCCAGCTTTCGCAGACCATTAGCGATGTTCGCAGATACTTCAACCCGACACTGAAGATTGAAGGTCTGCTTCTGAATCAGTATAAGAGCCGTGAGAACCTGTCCAAAGAGGTTGTGGAGCAGCTCCCTGTGATTGCACAGAGCATGGGTACAACGCTGCTGGACGTGAAGATTAGACCGTCTATGGGCGTTCGTAAGGCACAGGCAGAACGGCACAGCCTGTTTAGTGGCGACACGGCAAAGAGTACCAGCGCAGAGGATTTCAAGGCGTTGGCAAAGATGATTGTGGGAGGAAAAAATGAGTAAAATTATAAAATCATGTCCGTTGTGCGGGAAAGGCATTGTGGTAAGTGTTTTTTGCCAGTATTCTTTAGATTACAAAATAAGGAAAAACGGTAAGATTTCAACAAAATTTAAGGAAACAGATTGCGGAGGAATCGGCTGTTCTGTCGCGTCTTGCGAAGATTATGAAAATTGTGATGCAAGATGGGAGGAAAATGATTTTTTTATAGATGAAGAAGGTCGGTTTGTTGATAAAAAGTATTGTAAGGACGGTACAGAAGAATGAAGTCAACCAGCAAAAAATCCTCAGGTCTGCTTGGCGGCTTTGATTTCCAGCCTATTTTTTCGGAGCAGACATTAAGCCGAAGTGAGCCAAAGGAAGAAGAAGTAAGCCAAGCAAAGCCGAACGAAGCCGAACAAGCACAGATTAAGCACAGTGAAGCCACAGGCAGCCATGTACAGCCTAATGAAGCACAGTTAAGCAGTATTAAGCCGAAGCAAGCCAAAGACAGCGAAACACAGCCAAACAATGCCGTAGTAAGCGAAAGTAAGCCAAAGAAGTTGAAACAGGCGAAAGAAGTTCAGCGTCTTATCGAACAAGGCGATGTGCCCGGCGCGCTAGCGGAAGCTGGCTTGACAAAGAAAAAAATCCCAATGCCGGAATCGCATCAGGGCGTTGCAAGTGGCGATGGCAAGCGTTCCAAGCGCATTACCATCCTTATGAGCGAGGAAGAACGAAAGTACATCAACCGTGAAGCAAGGCGGCACGGAATGACGATTGGACAGTTCGTGTACGCTCTGGCGGTTGCGGCGGCAGAGGGAAAGATTGAGTTGGAGGATTTCTTGGAGGATTGAAGCAAGAATAAAAAACACGCATTTTATAACGAATTGACGTTAAAATGCGTGTAGTTTTCGTGCTATTGACATTCATGCTAGCAAGTGCTATACTATTATTGCTAGCCAACAAAGGAGGGATTGAGTTGGCTAAAAGTAGCGCAGAGTATTATCGAAAGCGTCGTGAAACCATCGGTCAGTTCAGTGTTCCAATTCCGAGAGAGAAGCTCGATGCTTTAACGGCAAAGTTAAAGCAACAAGGGAAAACAAAGACCAAATGGCTTAACGAGATGATAGATAAAGAACTTGAGCAATAAAAAATCCCCTAAACTGTTCGTAACTTGGCGGTCTCAGACAGTTTAAGGGATTACACTCCATACAACTATGGATGATAAATCCATTATATCATCTTCATGGTTGTATTACAAACAATATTTTGTGGTAAAGCCAATGAATATTCCAGCAACGAAAGAAGAGATTCTCGAAAATTTCAAGCAAAACAGCAACGGCCGTCCGCTCAACAAGGATGATTATGAGATTGCAGAAGCATTATCTCGAATCACTTACAAGGCGTATGAGGTCGGCATGGAAGATGCCAAACAGTTAAATATGGAGGATATGATGGATAACAAGAGATGTAACGCACTCCACGTTTTTAAGAGCAAGGCCTTTGGTCAGCTTCGCACAATTGAAGAAGATGGTAAGATTCTTTTCTGTGCTTCTGACGTGGCAAAGGCGTTGGGATATAGCAATCCGAGAGATGCAATTTCCCGCCATTGCAGGGGTGTCGTGAAACGCGACGCCCCTACACAGGGAGGAGTCCAAGCAATCGCTTTCATCCCAGAAGGTGACGTTTACCGTCTTATCACACACAGCAAGTTGCCCGGCGCAGAGAAGTTCGAGAGTTGGGTTTTCGATGACGTTCTTCCTTCTCTCCGCAAGGATGGCTATTACAGCCTTGCACCGCAGGAGAACAAGCCTGATGCACAGGACAATGCAATTCTGCAAGTGCTGATGAAGAACACAGAAGTCCTGCAAGCCATCGTTCAGCAGAACCAGCAGATTATGATTGCGCTTACCAACCTGTCCGTCAACGATGCAAAGCGCACGATGGAGATTCAGCCTTACACTTCCCATCAAGGGCAGAAGGGTGACGGCAAGCGTAGCAAGCGAATCACAATCCTTATGAGCGACAGCGAGCGGACGTTTGTCACGAGAGAAGCACGCAAGCACGGATTCACGGCAGGGGAGTACATCTATAACCTGTCCGTTGCAGCATCGAAAGACCAGATTGACTTAGGCTGATAAGATTGGAGGATTGACGTATGATGAGGTCAAAGGAATTTTACGAAGAAAGCATTAGCCGTTTACAGAAAATGGTTAAACATGGAATTTACGTTCTTTTATTCGATACTTTTGCCGTAGCAATTCAGATTCCTTTTATCTTAGCTGGTAAATGGGTTGCAGCGCACTTGATTTTGTCCATTGCTGTATCTTTTGTGGCTGGATATAGCTTTAACACGCTTGTAGATAGCAAAAGACAACTTGATATGTACAAGGCAGATATGGAATTGTACTACAAAAGTTCGTTGGAGGATTGACGAATAGGCGTAACTATCAAATGCAAAAAGACAGAGCGTGAAATAGATGTGGGCTATTTCGGCTTTTTCAAGTTGAGAGCGAAAGTTGCGGAACTTGTTGGTTCGGAAGTCGGAGAACACTATAAAAAGCTTGATGACATTCTCGACATACCCTCTCCCGAAAAAGAACACGCTCTTGAATCATACAATGGCGAAACAGAGCGATTGGTTGAAAGCAAGGAACTTCCAATCAAAATTGCAGATTTCCTTTATCAATCGGACTGTGATGGAAAAATCCGATACGGTGCCTGCAAGCAAATCTTGAAAGTCATAGGCGATTATGACGATAGCATTATTTACGGATATGCTGGTAGAGAAAATCCCGCAAAGTTCAAAGACTTCAAAGAAATTCTTCAAGATTGCGTAGACAATAAGTGCTTTATGATTTGGAGATAACAATAACCCCCTGTGTAGTCACAATGACCGCACAGGGGTTCTGTTTTACTTATCAGCAATGCAATCCCAGTAGAGATACGCCTTGCCATCTGCGGCATCTGCGTCCTCAAGGAACGCCTTTGCCATGTCAGCGTAGAAGCCCGGAGTGTCAACGGACTGGCGCTTTGCAACCTGACAATAATCCGAGTACATCATGTTCATGACAGCCCAGAAATCGTTCGGGTCGCAGGTGATATTGCGTTGTTTGGCAACATCCTGCGTCTGCTCCAGTGTCCAGTGACAGCCCTTCGTGCCGTCAGAGTTTACCATGCTGTCGCACCATTCCTCCGCTTCATCGTGGGTGAGGTGCTGGCGTGGCATCTTGATCGAGCGACTGTCTGCTCCGCCACGTTCGTACTGCCCAGACCGCTTGTCCCAGTCTCCGTTCTGCGAGAAGCCGATTTGCGGCATTCTGCGCCCATACTCTACGTCAGGGTAGCGAGGGATAGGGTAGGGGTCGATGTAGCGGTTTTCCTCCTGCGGATAGTAGGGATAGCGGTCATTGCCGCCTTCCAGCTTACGCAGACGGCGTTCCATCTCACGCTCCCTGCGGTCACGCTCTTCCTCAAGGCGGTCACGTTCCGGCTCACGGTCTTTGTCGTGTTCACGGAGCATCATCATGCGGCGAAAATTAGTCTTGCCCATAATCTATACCTCCTCAAGAAATGGACGCGGGTGCGCCAGCGTGGGAACGGCAGAAGCAGCCCAAATATTTGAACGTGCCTGTGCCAGTGGCAGACGTTGCGACGCGGGTAGCGTAACGGGTGCGAGTGTGGATGCTCTCGGCGGTTGCCTGAGCGCAGTTGCAGTCGGTCAGAGGGTATGCGGTAGTTCCTGCGCCGATGGTGATGACCACAGGGGCGTTGATGGTGGTCGTGTCCGGCAAAGCCTGAGCAATGACCAGACAATACTTCTCTCCGTTCTGGTATGCGCCAGCAGGGATGTTGATGGTCAGCGTGTCATTGGCGAACGTCACCGCATCCGAGATGACGAGGTGCGGGCACAGACGGCAGCTTGTTTTGCAAGCCATAATGTTTTCCTCCTAAAAAATCAGGGGCAGAGGTGTCTTACCCCTGCCCCGATGGTTCACCCGGTGTTATCGGGGAGTGTTTGGGTTAGCAGCAGCCGCAGCAGTTCACGCCCAAGTTGGGGTTTGCCACCTGATAAGCGGGAATCGGACGAGGATTGACCCGGTTCAGGATGGTATCGGTCTGCTGAGACATCACGGTGGTCAGAAGCGCATTCTGCCGATCCTGAGAAGCCGCAAACTTCAGGCTCTGGTTCTCAGCGGTCAGAGTGGCAATCTTGTCCTGCGTGAAGTAGTCCATCATGCTGCGGAAGTTGGCGTTGCAGTTGTCCACGATGGCGCGGGCGTTGTCTGCGATGGCCTGGCGGGTAGCGCAGTCCTCCGTTGCGATGATGTACTTCAGGTCGCCGATCAGCTGTTTGTTCTCGCAGCAGCAAGATGCAAGCTGCGTGGCAAGAGCGGTCTGACCCGCCTGCCGTGCGTTGCCCTCCTGCATGATGGCAAGGTTGATGGCGTTGTCGCCATTGGACACGCTACGTTCCAGACCGTTTACCAGCTGTGCGTTCTGGTAGCCAAGCTGACAGATGGCGCTGTTCACACCAGCAAAACCGTTTGCGATGTTGGTGTTGACGCCGTTCATCTGTGCCAGCTGGTCATAGCCCAGAGAGCAGATACCGCTCTGGATGCCCGCCAGAGAGCGGGAGGTATCCTGCTGGTAGAAGCCCTCAGACAGAGCCGCGCGGGTGTCTGCACCGCCCTGACCGGTTGCGCCAGTGCCGACCAGATAGGGGATGTAGGCGTTCATGCCGTTGTCGCCGCCGTTGCGGCCATAACCGTTTGTGCCCCAGCCGAAGATGATGGCGAGGATGATGACAGCCCACAGACCTTCGTTTCCGAAGAATCCGCCGTTGTTATTGCCGCCGTCCTGCCCAGCCAGATAGCCAGTTGCAAAATCGTCCATAACAAAACTCCTTTCAGTTTTGCGTTATGCTATCCCACCGCCGTATGCGATGGGCGAAGCCAAACAAATGCGGTTTTTGTCAAGTCCGCAAAACTGAGAAGCGTTTCGCTTAGAGGGATGCGTTATCGGGGCAGCGTCAGGTTCAGGACGCTTGCCAGCTGGTTCAGGTCGATGCCACGCTCTTTGGCGAGGTTCTGCGCCATCGTTCGGAGCTGTGCTTCGTTCTTGCCCTGAATCAGGTTCAAGCCCTGCATGATAGGAGCATTCTGCCCGCTTAACTGCTGGATAAGCCCCATCGGGTTTTGCCCGGCACGAGCCAGATTCGCAAGCTGCATGATAGGGCTGTGAGTAATCATATCAAACGGAGAGGGCATCGCTTATTCTCCTTTCTTTGTGGTGGCAGCGGGCTTAGAAAAGCTCTTCTGCCACTTTTCCAGTTCATCCAGCCGGTGCACAAGAGCATTGTACTGCTCAATAGGCACATACTGCTGTGTCGGTGCAGCGGTCTGCTGTGCTTGTTGTGCTTGCATTTGCCGCCATGCTTCCGGGCTGTAAAACTCCTGTACATAGGATTCACAGGTGTCCGGGTTGAGCCGCTTGCAGTAGATCACGCCACTGCGCAAGTCCGGGCAATAGGTCGGTCTGCCGTACAGGTCTGACGGTATCGCCAGAAATTCTTCCCTGCTGGAAACAGGTCTGCCGAGTAACCAACCTCCGTCCTGTGCCGACTGCTGAACAGGCTGCTGCCCATTCATCGGCTGCGGACGCTGCGGTTGTGCCTGTTGCATCTGCGTACTCGGTAGGGGAGTGGTAAGGCCTACCGTTCCCATGCCGCCGTAAGGATTGACAGGCTGCTGCGGAACGTAGGGCGCTCCTGGTGTCGGATAATAACTCATAAAACATCCCTCCTGATGCACCCAGTGTACCGCATCGGCAAAAAACGAAAGACAACGAACGCACAACGAAGGGCAAAAAAGAAAAGCGCCCACACGGAAAAATCCGCATGAGCGCTTAACTATTAAAGGACTTCGCATTGGAAGCAAAACTAAAATATCACGTTTCGGCTTGCAAGGCAAGGGTTTCGACAAAACTAGTGCAAATAAAACAAAATCCCACACTTTGCCTACAAAGTACCCCGCGTGGCACGCAGGGCTTCGGCAAAGCAGGGGATTTTTACTCAAAAATTTTTGTAATGCCTTTCAGCCGGTAGCCTATCGCCGTCCGGCTGTAATGCGTCTGTGCTGCAATGTCCGGCAGCGGGAGCCGCTCAACGTACCGCAGTAAGGCTATCTTACGGTCTACCCTCCCAAGCGGTGCGCTTTTGATGGCGGCGATCATCCTCTGTCGGTCAAGTCCTTGCAGCGCAGCGGGCAGCACCACACGAGCCGCCGCCACAGGCAGCACCGAGCCAGAAAGGCTGCGGCAGCTGTCCGGCGTTGCGCACCATATTGCCAAGCACGGCAAAATGGTATGTTTTCGTGAGGTCGCGAAAACACGCGCAGACCATTTTCGTGGCGCGCCGAAATTGCTCTTGTGCGGCGTACATTTTGTTGACGTCAACAAAATGCTCGTATGTAGTGCTTACCATGATATACTCCTTTCAGCGAGAAATAAGCGGGATAGCCCAGAGTGGGAAGAAAATGCACCAGTATAAAAACCGGGTTTTGAGGGGAACTGCAAGATTTTCTTTTCCAATGGATTTGCAATCGCGTCTCCAGATAAAGAAGAAAGGCGTAAAAAGCAAAAGCTGTGCAAAAACAGCAACAATTTCTGCAACAAAAAATGTTTTTATTTCCACGGCGTGCTCCTTACTGCTTTTGCAGCGCTGCTCTTGCGCGGTCAAAGAAAAACTGAATTACCTTGCTCATGGTCTCTTCGGTGATAGCCCAGCTGACCAGCTTGCCCCACCGGCTGTTGTTCAGATAGATGCGCAGCATCTTGACGCACCATGCCTTGCGTTCTGCGCCGCGCTTGGTGCCCTGAATCTCACGCTCTGCTTGGTCGATGAGGTCAAGCACCAGCGTTTTGACCGCTGCGCCGTAGCCCAAACGGATAAGCCCCAGCACAAGCGACACAGCGCCCACAACGATGAGCGCAAGCGCCAGCCACGCGGGCAACGGGGTGAGAATGGTGTTAAGAATGGTTTCCATGTGTTACTCTCCTTTCTCTTTTTCGAGATCTTCGATGCGGTGGTTTGCCACCTTGATCTGCTCTTCCAGCACTGGCACGCGCTGGGCGAAGTTGTTGTGTGCTCGGACTTCCCGGGTCAGCTCTTCCAGCTTAGTTTCGGTCACAGCCTGCTGCTTGTCCAGCTTGGCGTCCATGCTCTGTGCGGTGTGGTTGTTAGAGACGATCGTGGCGATCAGGCTCAGACCGCCGGTGATGATTGCTACGATGATTGCTTCGCTCATGCGCCCTCCCGAAGACGGGTCAGACCATTCTTAGCGATGATTTTGGCATAGTCCTTGTAGGGCACAGACAAGTCCACGTCATCGGACACGCCGGGAATCTTGCCCTTGCTGGTGTACTGCCACAAACCGAACGTCCAGCCCGGTTCAGGTTTCTTGCTGCGGTAGGCAGCAAGCCATACGTCATACGACTTGAGCGCAGCGCCGGTCATGTACAGGTTATCGCGGCCAAAGTACAGCCCGGTGTACAGCAAGGCGTAGAAGCCCCAACGCTCCACCGTGCCCAGCGCGTGGGCTGCGATGTCGGTCAGGGTCTGCTTGTCCAGCGGGGCTTGCACATAGCTGTCCTCAATGTCCACCGCAACGGGCAGCTGCACTGTTTTGCCGGTCAGCACCTTGCGCAGCAGGGCAAGCTCTGCGTCAGTCTCTGCCGTGTTGACCGCCTTGCAGTAGTAGTACACGCCGCAGGGGATGCCCAGCCGCTTGCACTCGCGGTAGTTGCGTTCAAAGGTCGGGTCAATGTACGGCTTGCTGGGCTTGTCTTCCGCGCTGTTGCCCAGCGCCCGCAGCATCACACCGGAGACAAGGCCGCTCGCCTTGACCTTGTCCCAGTCGATGCTGCCCTGCCAGCGGGATACGTCCATGATAGGAAGCATGATATCAGTCCTTTCTTTTCTTTACATACGCTTCAGCAGCGCAGCGATGGGCTCTACATAAAACCGCTCGTAGCCTGCTTTGTTGGGGTGTGTGCCATCGCCGGTGTACTTGCCGCTCAGCCCGCTGATGCCGTGGCCGCCCATGGGCGGGGTGCTTTCTGCAATGTCCACGTAGGGCACGCCCCATTTCTGCAGCGCTGCAAGAATGGCGGGCTTATAGGTCTTGTACCAGTTTTCGCTGCTGCCGAACAGCCCGCCGTGGGGGAACACATAGGCCACGCGCTTGTCGCTGTAGTTTTTCGCCAGATACTCCAGCATTTTTTCCAGTGCGCCGGTCATGGTCGTTTCGTCGTAGGTGTCGGCAAAACCATCGGTCAGGGTGCCCACAGGGGCCTTGTTCCACGCATCATTCACGCCGCCCTCCAGCAGGATATAGTCTGCCTTTGCAAGCGCCGTGGAGCTTGTCACCACCGTGCTGATGCAGGTGCGGATACCGCCGTTTACGTTGTCGGTAATGTTCGGGGCCAGCGTTGCGCCGTTCACGGCTTCATTGGTCACCGTCATGCCATATTTATCTGCAATGCACTTGCCGTAGCCGCCCGCACAGCTTGCGCCGTAGGCGATGCTGTCGCCTGCAATGTACAGTGCTTTTCCCGCCAGCGGGCTGATGATCTGGCCGCTGATACTGTATCCTTCCATTTTACCACCCCTTTTCGATGTACTCGTTCACTTTCTCGTCGCTCAGCAGCCCCTTGTACACTTCGCACTGATACAGCGTGCCCGACCAGAACTGCTGCTTTTTGCTGCCGTCCGCGCTCTGTGCCGCACCGATCAGGAAGGTCTGGGGCACATCGGTGATCGTGCCGTTGCTGGTCAGCCACCCGGTCATCGGGCAGTAGGTACTGCCGCCGCGATATTTGTTGCCGTCGATCTGCACTGCATACCGCGTGCGGGTCTTGAGGTGCTCGATGCTGTCCGACAGGGTAACGCCGCCGTAGTTGTAGTAGGCGAACTCCGTCTTATTGTTCAGCGGGCTGCTGGTGGAGTTGAAGCCGGGCAAGTTGGCGGTGCTGCCGGTCTCGGTCAGGCAGTGCAGGAAAGCAGGCCATGTGCTTGCGTCAAAGTTGTCCCCCGCCTTTGCGTCCACCAGAATGGTGTACTGCGGCGACTCGGTGGATGCGTGCTCCAGAAGCTTCAGACCGGTGTCAAAGCCGCTGGTCAGCTCCGTTTCGGCGGGCAGGGTGTAGATCAGCTGTGCCGTCTCGGCTGCTTCCACCGTCACGGTGCAGCTGGCGCTCTTGCCGCCTGCGGTGGCGGTCACCGTGCAAGTGCCCGCCTTTAAAGCTTTCAAAGTGTATCTGTACACATTTTCAGATAGCTTAACAGGTACGCCTGAATTAGAAACGAAACTTCCCGGACTAAAGTTAAGAACAAGTTCGCCATAGGTGGCATCCGCAGGCAGCACGGTAACGGTCAGGGTCTTGCTCTCGCCCTCGTTCAGGGTCAGGGCGCTGCTGCTCAGGCTGATGCTCTTCACCGGAATCTTGTCACTGCCGCTGTCGCTTCCGCTACTATTGATAAATTCGTTCACCTTTTCATCGCTCAGCAAGCCCTTGTACACCTTACACTGATAGATGGTGCAGTCCAGAAAGCGGGTGTGCTCGCCCGTTGCGGTGTAGGCTGCGCCAAAGATAAGCGTTTCCGGCACATCCTTGACCGTGTCGCCGGTCTTTTTCCATCCGCTCAAGGTACAATGGGTGCTGCCGACACGATACTGTGCTCCGTTCAGCTGAACGGCATAGCGCGTCTTGGTTTTTGCGTGCTCCAGCGTATCGCACAGGCGTGCATCGGTGTTGCTGTATAGGTAATAAGCAAAATCGATCGTGCCAGTGTTCGGATTCAAGCTGCCATTAAAGCCCGGCATATTAGTAAAGCTGCCCGTCTCAGTCTGACAGTTGACCATGCTCGGCCACGTGCTTGCGTCTGCATTGTCTGCCACCTGCGCTTCCCACAGAATGGTATACTGCGGGGTCTCGGTGGATGCCTTTGCCAGCAGCTGCAGCCCGGTGTCCAGACAGGTCTTGTCTGCCGAGGACGTGGTGGTCGCGGACGACAGAGTGTACAGCAGGGTTGCTTCGGCTTCTGCTGCTGCGGCCTTGATCGTAACAGAGCAGCTGGCGCTCTTGCCGCCTGCGGTGGCGGTCACCGTGCAAGTGCCCGCCTTTAAAGCTTTCAAAGTGTATCTGTACACATTTTCAGATAGCTTAACAGGTACGCCTG